AATTATTGATAGATTGTGAAACCGAGAAACGAGCTTATATTGATTCTTCCAAAAGAAATCGAAAAACAAATTTAAAAATAACAGGCAATGAACAAATTGAATTATTAGATAATATCGGTGAAGCGAATTTGCGTATGGCTGTTTATAAATCAAAAACATTAGAGATGGATTTCCATATGAAAATGGGGACGCTTATCCCAGTGGTAAGGGTAAACGCACAATGGGCGGGTATAGCTAAAGCTTTACAAAAATCAATTATGTCTATTGCTCCTAGAGTAGGCCCGTTAATGACAGGACTTTCCCCACATGAAGCTACCCAATTATTAAAAAATGAATTAAATGTTTCTTTAACTAACATCTCAGAAAAAGGATTAGTAAATGAAGGGAATATTATCGGCACTTCAAGTGATGCCAAAATCAGCAGTACGTAGAAATACTGAGGAAATCACAAATAATTTTTATGATGAGTTAAACCCACCCCCAGAATTAACCATTCATGAATGGGCTGATAGGTATAGAGTTTTAAGTACTGAAGCTTCAAGTGAACCTGGTCCGTGGCGAACTTCAAGATTTCCTTATTTAAAAGAAATAATGTATGTATTATCACCTCAAAGTAATGTAGAGGAAGTAGTATGTATGAAAGGATCCCAATTAGGTTTAACTGAATTGGCTCTTAATTTAATGGGCTATACTATACATTGGGACCCTAAACCAATATTATATATACAAAAAACTCTTGACGCTGTCTTAAAATTTTCATCTCAAAGATTTAGTAAAAGTCTACAAAATACTCCTGAAGTTTATGAAAGGCTCCCTAAAAAGGGTTCAGTTACTGATGATACAAATACTAAACTTCTAAAAAATTTTAGAGGAGGGGTTTTAATTATGGGAGGTGCTAATAGTGCTGCATCATTGCGCTCTATGCCTATAGCCGTTTTAATACTTGATGAAGAAGATTCATATGAGGCTAACATTGAAGAAGAAGGGGACCCTACCCTTTTGGCAGAAAGAAGGACCGCTAATTTCCCAAATAGAAAAATTTTTCACTTATCTACTCCGAAAGTAAAAGAAACATCTAGAATTGAACCTTTATTTGAAGATGGGGATCAGAGATTTTATTATGTGCCTTGTCCTTTTTGTAATTATTATCAAACTATTAAATGGGGAAATATTGTATGGGATAATAATGACCCTAAAACTGTTAGATTAACATGTGAGAAGTGTCGTAAAGCAATTAAAGAACATCATAAAACATATATGCTAGAAAATGGAGAATGGAGGGCTACATACCCAGGTAGAGAAATTGTAAGTTTTCATATTAATTCATTATATTCACCTTTAGGGTTTTATTCATGGGAGAAAGCTGTTATTCTTTGGCTAAAATATAGAAAAGATTTAAACACGGAAATATTACGTGTAATTATTAATACTATTTTTGGAGAGACTTATTCTGAGTCCGGGAAGACTGTAGATTATACAGGATTATCCAGTCATAAGGAAATTTATCCAGCACCTGTTCCCAGAGGAGCGGTGGTTTTAACGGCTGGTGTTGATATTCAAGAAGATCGTATTGAAGCTGAAGTGGTGGGCTGGGGACAGAATGAAGAATCTTGGAGTATTGAATATGTACGCTTTGTAGGTGATATTGAAGACAAATTTATTTGGAAACAATTGGATGAATTTTTAAATCAAACCTGGAAACATCAAGATGGAGTTGATTTGAATATAGCTTGTGTGGGACTAGATTCAGGATATAAAACAAGAAAAGTATATAAATTCTGTTCTACCCGGTTATTTAGAAGAATATTCCCGGTCAAGGGTATGGGGGGATGGGGTAAAGGTTTAATTAATCGACCAAGTAAACTTAATCAAGATGGAGTATGGTTATATCTAGTATATGTTGATGAAGTGAAATCTAAAATTTATTCACAATTAAAAGTTGAAGCTGTAGGTAAATACGGGTATTGTCATTTCCCGGAGAAATCAGAATATGATACAGCATATTTTAAAATGCTTACTTCTGAGAAATTGCTTAGAAAGATGGTTGGTGGGAAATTTAAATTATCATGGCATTTGACCGCAGGAAGACGGAATGAGGCCCTAGATTGTCGGTGTTATGCTTTAGCTGCTTTGAACATCCTGAAACCCAATTTTGAGGCAATAAAAAATTCTGGAGGGCCCTTAGTGATGAAAAATACTACATTGAAGAAAAAAGCCCGAGTTTTGTCGAAAGGTGTAGAATAATGACATCCAGTGTAATTACCTTAGAATTTGCTCAAAATAAAGTAGTTGAATATTTAGCAGCAGAAGAGAAAATCTTAACTAGTCAAGAATATTCAATCGGTGATAGGAGCCTTACAAGGGTCGCTTTAAGAGAACTCGTGAAACAGAGGGAAAAATGGGAATTAGTCTGTTCTAGGCTAGCAAGAGGCTCAAGGAGCCCTATTGTCACCCAAGTTGTCCCTAGAGATAACTAATTTTTTAAACAAAATACTTAGAACAACCCCTCTATTATCATTTAATCGGTAATTTTAGGGCTTCTAAGGATTTATTTATTGGTAAAAATTTCGGACTACAATACATTAATTTTTAATGATTGTAGATTCCGGACTATCTGAAAATAAACCACCTGCTACTTATCCCAAGGTCACTTTGGGGATATGGGATAAGCTAATGGGGGTATTTAATCCTGAATTTGCGACAAAACGTTTAAAATATAAAATGACTAATAATCTGTTCAGTACTTTAACTGAAGGATTCAGGCTTCCAGGGAAATCAAATAAAAGTATGCGAGGATGGTTTGTCAGCCATGGTTCAGCAGATACGGATGGATTATTTGATTTAAGTAATGCTCGGGCGGGTAGTCGTGATTTATACATGAACACCCCTATTGCTTCTGGAGCTCTTAGGCGATTTTCAACAAATGTAGTTGGAGGGGGGTTACAATTACAAAGTCGGATTTTAAATGAAACTTTACAATTAACGCCGGAGCAAGCATTTGCCTGGGAAAGGAAAACAGAGCTTGAATGGAAGTTATGGAGCGAAAGCAAAAATTGTGATTTAACTCGTACAAATAATTTTGATCAATTACAATCTTTAGCATTTTTCTCACAAATGTTATCCGGTGATGTGTTCGCGCTATTACCCATGAGGAGGGTAAACAAAACATGGCCGTATAAATTACGAATACAACTCCTTGAAGGGGATCAGATTTCAAATCCAAATGATTTTGAGAATATTGCTACTGATATGTTGCGGGCAGGTGTGGAGATAAATAAAAGTGGTGCACCTATAGCTTATCATATACGTACTAAACATCCTGGAGATTTTAATTTAGAACGTATATGGAAAAGAGTTCTTAGATTTGGTGAGCGATCCGGTAGACTTCAAGTTTTACATCTATTTAATAAAGAAAGGCCTGGACAAAGACGTGGTATGCCTATCTTAGCTTATGTTATGGAGCAAATGAAACAATTGACTAGATTGTCGGATTCTGAATTAATGGCGGCTGTAGTAACATCATTTTATACTGTTTTTGTTAAAAATATTTTAGGAGAAAAACCTTATGCTGAAGGGTATGTTCCGGAAGAAAGGGTGACAAACGAAAATGAAAGGGAACAAGACAAACATTTATTAGAAATGGGGACTGGTTCAATTATACAATTAGGAGACAATGAAGATGTAGAAATTGCTGATCCTAAAAGACCGAACGGGTTATATTCCCCATTTTTTGAAGCTATTTTAAAACAAATAGGATCTTCTTTAGAAATACCTTTTGAATTATTAATAATGCATTTTTCAGCTTCCTATTCAGCTTCAAGAGGGGCTATACTCGAAGCGCAGAAAACTTTTAGAACTAAACGAAAATGGTTTGTGGAAGAATTTTGTCAACCTGTATATGTGGAATTTTTAACTGAAGCTGTAATTAATGGGAGAATAATTGCTCCAGGATTTCTAACAGATCCTTTAATTAAACAGGCATGGTGTAACTCACGTTGGGGTGGTCCAGGGACAGGACAACTTGATCCTAAGAAAGAAACTGAAGCTATAATTAAACGGTTAGATGCTAAACTTACAACTTATGAGGACGAATTACAAACGTTAAATGGATTAGATTGGGATACTAATATTACACGAAGGGCTCGTGAAGAAAAGCGGTTAAAGGATTTAGGGCTTAGTGTTACGGTATCACAGGAAGAACCTGATAATTCTTTACCAGGTAATGAAGGACAAGCAGATCAGTAATGCCACATAAAGATGAACCTAAGAAAGGGCAAAGTCGTGATGATTTTGTAACACAATGTATTATTGAAGAAATGGACAGTGGTTTAAGCAGGGAAGATGCTGAACGTATTTGTAATGAGGCATTTGATAAAGAAGGTATCCCGGAAAGCAGGTTAAATATGAAAAATCCAGCTTCAAATATTCTTGGATGGATATGTGCCCATAAATGGGCTATCACTGAGGATTGGTTACGTACTATCGTTTCTATTGCAAAACGTGAAAATTATTCACAAAAATATGAGGCTTTACTGGCACGGGGAGGAGAGCCATTAAAAAACACCCGGAATGTTGTTATTCGCGGGAATGTTGCCATTGTCCCGATTATTGGTCCAATCTTTCCCCGTGCCAATATGTTTACTGAAATCTCTGGGGCGGTGTCAATTGAAGAGTTAAGTTCAGATTTTACTGAAGTAATGGACAGTCCTGATATAGAACATGTTATATTGAGGTTTGATTCTCCTGGTGGGGAGGTTACTGGTGTTGGTGAATTTGCTGATATGATTTTTCAGGGACGTGAAAAGAAAAATATTATTTCTTTTGTTGAAGGTGGGGCTCATTCAGCTGCTTTTTGGCTGGCTAGTCAAACTATGCAGATTATTTTAGCCCCCGCAGCGATGGTGGGGTCTATTGGCACAATGGTGACATTTATTGATGATTCAAAGTCTTTAGCTCAGGAAGGAATAGAAGAAATTGAGATTGTATCAAATTTATCACCTAATAAAAATCGAAGCCCTAAAACAAAAGCTGGGGTTGAAAATATTATAGAAATTCTTGATGCTTTGACAGAAGTGTTTATTAGTGCGGTTGCTCGTGGAAGGGGGGTATCATCAGAAACAGTTTTAAATGATTTTGGTCAAGGGAAATCATTTGTTGGGCAAGCTGCAATTGATTTAGGTATGGCTGATACTACGGGTACTCTTGAATCACTTATATTAAAATTAACATCTAACAACATTCAAACGACTGGAGGTCCAATTATGGATTTAGGTACTTTAACTATGGCAGAACTTAAAACAGGTAATCCCAAATTATATAATGAGATATATGATGGTGCAAAAAATGAAGGGATTTTACTAGGAAAAGCTGAGGGACTTCAGCTCGGCACAGAAGTTGAATGTAAACGTATTAAAGATATTGAAGCATTTGAAAATAGTGAGACAAAGGAAATTATTGCAAAATATAAATTTAATAGTGAGAAATCTTCTTCGGAAATTGCTGCTATTGTATTGAATGCTCAGGCTGAGAAAAGAAAATTAAATGCTCAGGCGATTGTAGATGATGGTAACGAATTAGGGGCTATAGCTGATCAGATAAATGGGAATACTCCTGAAGGAAGCGGGGATAAGAACGCCAATGCTGTTTCTAATATGGTATCGGGAGCTAATAAGAAGCGTGATCGCTATATGACTGAAGATGATCGTGCTAATGCACAACATAGAGCACATCGGTAATTTTTTAATTAAAATTTAAAAAGGAGAAAAAAATGACCCAAATTGGTGAAAGAGTTCACGATAAATTAATCGCTGGTAATTCTCAATGGTTAGTTACTAAAAATGGTACTGTATTAAGTGGTGAAACTGTGGTCCGTGGCGAAGTTATGGGTAGAATATTACGTCTTATTGGGGCTATGACAGCTGATGTCGGTAACACTGGGGATGGCGTTCCGGGAACACCTACATTAGGGAAAAATGCTGTTTTAGGTACTTATACTATTACTTGTGTTGAAGCTGCTACTGATGCGGGGCGATTTGAGGTAACTGATCCTAATGGTAATCGTTTGCTGGATTTAGTGGTTGCTGTTGCTTATGTTTCTGGGCATTTTAATGTCACTCTGGCTGATGGTTCCGCTGATTTTATTGTGGGTGATTTTTTTACAATTGCGGTTACTGTCGGATCATTGAAATTAAAACCTCTTCAAAGCGCTTCGGTAGATGGATCAGCTGAAGTACATTCAGTAATGGCTCAAGATGTTGATGCTAGTCTTGGTGATGTAGTTGGAAGTGCTTATCATACCGGTGAATTTAATGCCAATGCATTAGTTTTTGATGGATCTGACGTATTTGCCGATTTTGAAGATGAAATGAGGCAATTGAATATTCATGGGAAAGTGGTTACTGATGTGGCTGGTGTAAAGAAACCTTAATTTCAGTTTACATTTAATTAATTAATTTAAAAGGAGAAATACAAAATGGCTAATACAATTGACCTCTTTGATACGAGGAATTTGATCGCGGCTCTTAGACAGATGTTTCCCGTGAAGACTTTCCTTAAGGATAATTTTTTCCCGGATACAAGCGTACATAACACTCGAAATATTGATATTGATATTAAGAAAGGGAAAAGAAGGATTCCTCTTTACGTAAAAAGAGAAGCTGAGGGAACTATGGTGGAAAGGATTGGTTTTGTTACTCGAAATTATACACCACCTTATGTTAAACCTAAGATGGTCACTACCGCTACGGATTTCCTTAAAAGGGATGAGAGCCGAACCATATATGAGACTCAAGAGGGCCCTTTAGCACGTGCTCAAAGGCGTCTTGGGGAAGATTTAGCTACAATGGACGAGATGATAACCAGAGCTGAAGAAAAGCAAGCCTCTCAGTTGTTGCAGGGAGGTATTCTTACTTTACAGGGTGATGGGTTTGTAGATACCATTGATTTTGAGGTTCCAGCTTCGCATAAACCTGTTTTATCAGGAGCGGATCTTTGGGATGCTTCAACAGGAGTGCCTTTGGAGGATTTACGGACTGAAAAAAGGCGTATTAAAAAATCGTCAGGACTTTCTGCGACAGATGTCATTATGGGAGAAGCTGCTATTAATGCATTTCTGGCGAATCCTAGTGTAACTAGTCAACTTGATACCAGGCGTATTGATTTGGGATTAATTATTCCTGAAGAACGCGCTAATGGGGTCACTTTTTATGGGCGTATTCGTGATGTTGCTATGGATTTGTGGGGTTATGACGAATGGTATGTTGATCCTATAACTGGTGTGGAGACTGAGATGGTTGATCCTAAAAAGGTTATTATAGCCACTAGGGGTGCTATGACAAAAACACATTATGGTGCAATTGAAGATTTGAAGGCTAATTTTGCTATGGCAAGATTTTCTAAATCATGGCAAGAGGACGATCCTTCAGCTCAACTTGTTATGGTCCAATCAGCCCCTTTACTGGCATTACATCAAGTTGATGCTTTTGTAATTCTAACAGTACTTGCTTAATAATTAAACCGGATTAATTAATAAAGGACATAAAATGGCAAAAAAATATAAGTGTTTAGTACCATGTAAGATAGATCATAATTGGACTGTGGCTGGTCAGATAATTGATTTAGAGGATAATGACGTAATTGAACATTTACTCAATTGTGATGCTATCGTGGAAACGACTGAGACAGTATCCTTAACTCCTGAACAAATATTAATGGAAGTGAGGGTAATTGACAGGAAGATAGCAACATTACTGGTTGATGAAGGTATAACCACTCTTGCTAAATTAGCAGCTTATTCCGAGGAATTGTTATCTAAAATACCCGGTATTACTGATAAAGTAGCTAAAAAAATATACAAGTCACTTAAATAATTTTATGGGTTCTTATCATGGCTTTTAAAGACTGCTTAATAACTGATTTGGATGTATTTATTAATCTTGATGAATTCGCCATTCCTGTTGTGTATAATAGCCCTAAAAATAGTATTGTGGGGAAGGTCATTAATGGTATTTTTACGGATGAATTTGAAGTTGATTCCCCTGGTACGGAGATATCAGTCCAATCTCTTGCTCCAGTGGTTCGGGTGAAGACTTTAGATATCCCTAATGAGAAAGTGCGTCCGGGTGATTTTGTAACTATTAAAAGTATTGATTATGTTATAAAAGATGATCAACCAGATGGGACAGGTATCACTGATTTAATTTTAAAGATCAAATAATGCCTGGTTCAGATTTAATTAGAAAAAAAATTCGTGATACAGCTCAAAGCTTGCTGATTGCTGCCCCTACGGATGCTGGTGGGAATGTATTTGTAAGGCGTATAAATAAAGCTTTTATAGAAGAATTACCCGGTATATATATTTATACAATTAGCGATACGCCCGTAATAACTAAAAAGTATGAGGTAACATTTGATCGATCAATATTGTTAATTACTGAGATAGTGGTTAGTCAAATTAACGCAGTTGATAATCCACAGGATAGAGCTGATATTATTGCTGGTCAGGTAGAAGACACCCTTTTACCAAATGTATATTTACAAGATCCGGTTCCTTGGGGGGTCCCTACACCAGGTCCTCAGATTATTGATGAAATTCATTTAGGTCCTACAAATGTTTCAAGAGTAGATGAATTACAGGAGGATTTATACGGATTAATTATAGAATTTGAGTGTATTTGTCATTATACGCAATTAACACCAACAGGGGTATTGGCTGATTTTAATAGGTTTGAAGAAAAGTTTGATATTGATGGGGAGGAGGCTACCCGGTTAACTGAGATACCACCAACACCTTAACAGGGAGCATATATGGAGAGAATGAATATTAAATTAGGGGAAGGAAGAAGTTTATTTGATCCTTCTACCCGGGTTCTTATTAAAAAGGATCAGGTTTTAAGTGTTCCGAAAATACAATTTTGGAATCGAAGGTTGAAGTGCGGTGATATAGTTTTAACTGAACTTCCAGATACTTCAGCATTATTTAAGGATAAGATATCTAAAAAAATAAAGGAGAAATAAGAAATGACTATCCCACAATTAAGAGTTCCATTTGTTTTTGTAGAGTTTGATAGCTCCCGCGCAGTTCAGGGTCCTTCTATACTTGCTTATCAGACTTTAATGATAGGTCAAAGATTATCTTCCGGGACTAAACCAGAAAAACAAGTTGATTTAGTTACGAGTGCTGATCAAGCTGGTGATTTTTACGGGAAGGGTTCCCAATTACATCGAATGGCTGAGTTTTATTTTAATGGTAATAAAGTTACTAAAACATTCTTTGCTTCTTTGGATGATTTAGTTGCTGGTGTTCTCGCCACCGGTACTGTTACCTTTACAGGACCAGCCACAAAAGATGGGTCCGTTATAATATATATAGGCGGACGTAGAATTGTGGTTGGGGTAACGGACGGAGATTCAGAGACAATTGTGGCGGCTGCGGTTGTAACGGCGGTCACTGCATTAACCATTTCCCCAGTGACCGCTGGGAATGTGGCTGGAGTTGTGACATTTACCTCTAAACATAAAGGTGAAGCTGGTAATGATATCGATATTCGATTAAATTACAATGATGGGGAAGTGCTCCCTATTGGTATTACGGCGGTTATTGTGGGTATGGCTAGTGGTGCGGGAAACCCGTTAATTCAGGGTATTATCGATATATTGGGGGAAGAGCAGTATAATATCATTATAGCTCCTTATAATGATGCCGTAAATTTAACTGCCATAGAAACTGAATTGGTAGATAGGTTTGGTCCTATTCGTCAGAATGATGGTGTATATGTTACCTCCAAAAGAGGAACTGTGGGGACATTGGTTACTTTTGGTACGGGCAGGAATTCACCTCATGTCACAATTATGCATAGTGAAAAAATACTTAATTTGCTGGAAGAATTTTCTGCCTCTTATGGAGCTCAATTAGCTTTAGAGGGACAGGCAGATCCCGCAAGACCTTTTCAAACATTAGCTTTATCCGGGATCACTCCTCCATCGAGTGTTGAAGAATTTACGATCCTTGAGAATGATCAATTATTAAATTCAGGGATAGCTACTTTTCAAGTAGATCGTGGCGGGATAGTGCGGATACAACGGGCTATTACAATGTTCCAAACTAATGCGGCTTCCGCACCTAGTACAGCCTTTTTAGATGTAAATACGTTATTAACATTAATGTTTTTACGTTTTGATTTCAGGACAACAATACTTAACAAATATCCACGGGCTAAGCTCGCTGATGATGGTATTTTAATTCCTGTAGATCAGTCCATTATCACCCCTAAAATTGGTAGGGCGGAAGCTGTGGCGATTTTTAGGAACTGGGAATCTATAGGATTAGTTGAAAATATTGATCAATTTAAAAATGATCTGGTTGTTGTACGTAATGTAAGTGATCCTAATAGGCTTGATTTTCTGATACCTCCTGATCTGATCAATCAATTTAGAGTGGGTGCAGCAACAATACAATTCCTATTAAGTCAACCAGTTTAATTTTATAAATGATTTAAATAAAGGAGAAATAAAAAAATGGCTGACGAGAACCGAAGATCCGGATTACTTTTTGTTAAGATTGATGGAGTGCAAAGGGATGTTATTGGAGATTTTACATATAATTTCGGATTACCTAAACGGGAAGGAGAGGTGGGTCCTGATACAGTACATGGGTATAAAGAATTACCTCAAATCCCATTTATTGAAGGTGAAATGCGTGATAGTAACGCTTTAAGCGTATCGGAATTATTAAGTATTACTAACTCAACCATAACGCTTGATTTGGCTAACGGAAAAACATTTGTTTTAAGACAAGCTTGGTTCGCTGCTGATGGTGATATTGGCACAGAAGAAGCGAATATACAGTTGAGATTTGAGGGTAAAAGTGGTGAGGAAGTATAACATAAAATAATAAATGAATTTACTTATAAATATAATTCTATCAAAAGAATTTTAATTCAACTATCCTAGCAAAAGGAGTTATTATGGCAGACAAAGGTCCATCCAAAATTATCACTGCTGTTACTTTAGAATATCCAGTGAAATTCGGTGAGGAGACAATAACGGTTGTTCAAATCATAAAGAGATTACAGGCTAAAGATTTAAAAGGTATAAATTTACAAAATCTTAGTGTAGAGGCTCAAGCTAAGCTAATAGCTACTATTTCCGATTGTGAATATGCGGAAGTAATGAAAATTGACATGGCTGATTTTAATAAATTAACCAAAATTTTACTTGATTTTTTAGGAGGTGGCCAAGAGACTGGAGAAGATGTTTAGGTCTTTTGGCGTATCATTTCAAATGGGCACCTTCTGAATTATGGGACTTAGATTTAGAAGATTTAAAAATGTGGCTTGAACAAATGGATTTAAATCTAAAAGCATTAAATAAGAAAAAATAATATGGCGATAAAACCTATTAAAATTAAAATATTTGGTGTTGATTTATTTAGTTCCAAATTAGCCTCTGTTGGTAAACGGCTTAAGAATACTGGAAAAGCTTTCACAAGGGTAGGGAGGAGCCTTACCCTGGGGGCCACAGTCCCTGCTGTGCTCTTTGGGGCAAGTGTTTTAAACGCAGCCGGTAATTTTGAGTCCGCAATGAAGACTGTGGGTGTGGTGGCTAAACAAGTGGGTGAGCGTTCTCTGAGTGATTTGTCTGATAAGGCTGAATTACTTGGTAGAACTACGCAGTTTTCAGCCACTCAGGCGGCTAATGCTATGGCCGAGCTTTCCAAGGCTGGTTTAAATACAACACAGGTGTTTGATGCTTCTACTGGAGTGCTTCAATTGGCTGGGGCTGGTCAAATTGAAATGGCTGAAGCTTCTAAATTAGCCGCAAAGACTATGAATATTTTTAGCAAAGAAGCCACAGATATAGGCGATATTGCTGATGTACTGACAAGAGGATTTACTGCCGCACCGACATCGATTCAAGAATTAGCCACAGCCCTGACATTTGGTGGGGCTGCCTCCAGTGGCATGGGTGAAGATCTTAGGAGTACTGTGGCGGCGCTGGCTGCATTTGCTCAACAAGGTGAGATATCAACTTTGGGTGGGGCTAAACTTAGAAAAGTAATGAATAGTTTAGCTGATCCTACTGAAGAAGCTAAAAATGCTTTCAGAAGATTATTAATAAATGAAAAAGATGTATTTAATATCACTAAAGATGGTACGAAGACATTTAAAGGATTTGCAAATTTAGTCAAGCAATTAGAGGGAAGTTTATTTGATGTTACTGCGGCTAGTCAGATTTTTGGACAACGTGCTGGTCCCGTAATGTTTAAAATAGTTCAAAAAGGTTCTGAGAATTTGGCTAATTTAAGAGCTGCACTTGACAATGTGGGTATTACTGCAAAAAAAGTATCTGATGTTAATCTAGAAGGGTTTAAAGGTCAAATGCGCTTATTAGTATCTGCTTTTGAAGGTTTTCAAATCGCTGTAGGTAGATCAGGTATATTAACATTTGCAACAAAACTTGCGAAAAAATTTACAGCCTTATTTTCAAGTCTTGCCATTGCAAATCCTCGATTATTAAAACTTGGGTTTATTATTCTCACTGTTGTAGGTGTTTTGGGTCCTTTAGTGCTTTTAATAGGAGGACTAATTTCTGCTTTTGGGGTTTTAGCCATTACTTTTGCAATTATTTCCGGGCTTATTGCTCTTGGGATAAGTGCTATTTCATTACCAGTGTTAGGTATAATTGCCGCGATCGCAGCTCTTGGGCTTGCTGTTACTTTTATTATTTTAAAATGGAGAAGTTTTTTAGCATTATTTAAAAGAATTCCTAGACCATTAAAAATGGTATTAGGTCCTATAACTTTGTTAATTGATGCTGCAAAAGTTTTATCGAATAATTGGAACGTAGTAGTATCTATTTTTAAAAGAGTTTTTAATATAGTCACATCGATTGCCAATGCTTTTTCTAAAATGGAAGCTAGTATTGCATCATTTGCTTTTGGTAAGTTGTCTGGATTTCTTGGAAAATTTGGTTTACTGCCTTCACAATTAGAGAAACCTACAGCTGGATCCACTTCTAGAGAAGAGTCCAGTGGGGCTGATCGTTTATTTAAAAGTGTTTTGAGTAAATTAGACGGTACTTTGTCTAGGGTTGAAGTTGCTTTTAAAAATGAACCACCTGGTCTTCGTGTTGATCCAGTTATTGGTGGAGCAAATTTGGCGATTGAGCGTGGACCTTCTTCTGGTGGTAGGTAATGGCTGAAAGGTGGTTAGATAGGTTCACTCGAAGTGAGTTCAAAAATATTGCTGCTGGTAATGCGGCATTTAAAGGTGTTCCATTTATTATAAGAACTTCTGAAACCACGATTGGACGTAGATTAGTTCCACATGAATTTCCATTAAAGGATATTCCTTTTACTGAAGACATGGGAAGAAGGCTTAGAGTTTTTACAGTACAAGGAAGATTATTAGGAGCGAATTATTTAACAGAAAGAGATAATTTACTATTTGTATGTGAAGAGGAAGGTGTAGGTGAATTAATACATCCATTTTTTGGTTTAATTCAAGCACGTTGTGAGACTATAAAGTTTTCTGATGATGTGACTATTACCCGAAAAGTTGATTTTTCAGCCGTATTTTTAGAAACTGGTGAACTCACTTTTCCTATAGAAAAGCCAGATACTCAGGGAGCTGTAGAGAGACAAGTAGACGTTAATTTACGTGATTTAAAAACTCCTTTTGAACGGGTATATGATGAAATATTAAGTAAACCATTGGTATTTAGTAGTGGGGCTTTAGAAAGTTTAAATCAGGGTTATGATGCAATAGAAGCTGCTAAACAGGTCGAGGCAATTGGCCCCACTTTTACGCGTGATCTAAAATCGTTTAGGATCCAAGCTGCTGGCATTATTACCAGTGGAGCGTCAGTTTTTGATTCAATTATTTCCCTAGTTACTTTCGGATTACTGGATAACGAAGATAGGAATGATGAGATAGATGATGTTAGTTCTTTTAGAGGTCTGAATACTCTATTGGATCATGAGTCTGATGTTGAGGTCCCGTCTAATAGTTCAAAAGAAATTGATAAGTTAATCCAGGCTTCTGCTGTTATTACGATGGCTTTAAATACTTCAAGAATTGCTTTTAGAAGCGCCACATCTGCGCGTGAAGTTAGGAATGTTATATTAGCGAAAATTGATCAAATTGTACTGGATGGGGTTAGTGATCAAGTTAGTCAGAATTATGAACAACTTAGAGCGGTAGTAGTACAAGACATTGATGTTAGATCAATTACTTTGCCTCAATTAAAGGTGATAAGACCCATCAAGACTATCCCAGCATTGGTATTAACACATAATCTATATGGGGAAATCACTAGAGTACAGGATATTATTGAAAGGAATAAAATTGAACATCCTGGATTTATTCCAGGTGGTGAGCCTTTAGAGGTGTTATTAGATGCCTGATGATATTTCAATAACTATTGATGATAAGAATTTTTCCGGATGGAGTAAAATTATTGTAGATAGGTCTATTGAGGATGTAACAAGTTCATTTAGTTTTCAGGTCGTTGATAATCAGAATCAACAAAATAATCAAAATTGGCCCTTACAAACGCAATCAAAAGCTGTTATTAAGGTTAATGATGTGCCTATTATAAATGGATTTATAGATAGGGTAAGTGTAGGTATAAGTAAAGAATCCCATACAATTACAATCTCAGGGAGAGATAAGACTTCAGATTTGGTGGATACTACAGCTTTTCATCCAGGTACAAAGTATACACTTAAAAAAACAACTATTTTTGAATTAGCTTTATTTTTATCAGACCCATATGGTATTCGTGTTGAGCTGGACCGTAACGTAGAAATTGACGATACTTTTGATATAACTTTTAAGACTAGTGAAAGTCCTTATGAAATTATGGATAGGAAGGCTAAAGAATTAGGTCTTATGCTGATAACAAATGAAAGAGGATCATTAGTAATAACTAACTCTGTGAGAGAAACCACAACCGATTCTTTAGTTATGGGTACTAACATATTATCTGCAAATATGGATTTCGATTATACAAATAGATTTTCAAAATATATTGTTAATAGTCAGATATCCACTACTGCTAATTGGGGGGGGAATATTAATGTTACCGCAGAAGCTGAAGATCCTAATGTAAGTAGATTCCGTCCTTTATTGATTCAAGGTGAATCTCAGATGAATAGGGCAAAGGCACAAAAACGAGCAAATTGGGAGGCAAATGTTAGGGCGGCTCGTTCTCAAGTAGTCAATATAAAGGTACAAGGATTCACACAAACAAATGGGGATTTATGGCAAATTAATAAATTAGTGGAAGTGGATGCTCCGGAACTTTATATTAATCCGCCTATTTTATTATTGATAACATCAGTGCAATTTAATTTAAATGAAAATGGTACTACTACAACTTTATCTTTAAAAAGAGAAGACGCATATACAAGATTACCTCCAAAAAAAGTGAAAGCTCAAAATAAATTAGGTTGGCCATGATATTAGAACAATTTAGTAGACTATTAAGCCCATTAAAAAGTGCTATATCTATGTTAGTGTCTAAGGCTCAGGTTACTATGGTTACGGATGGTAATAATAAAATCCAACGTGTTCAACTAGATTTAGGTAATAATCAGATAGGGGTTAATGTAGAAAGAGTCCAGAATTTTGGTTTTTCATCTAATCCTAAAATTGGTGCTGAAACAATGGTGCTCTCATTAAATGGTAATAGAGATCATATGGTGGCAATTACGGTCGATGACTCTAGATTCCGTCCCAGCGTATCCGAAGGTGATTCTATACAATATAATTCAACTGGGGTGAAAGTACACTGTTTAGGTTTAACGATAAACTTTAGCGGTACGCGAGAATTGACCAGTCTTGATGGGCTAGTCACTGGATTAAGTGTAGATCCTGGAACTGGTATACCTTATCATTTATTACCGGGACCTAGCCCCACTGGGAGAAATGTGTCTGATATCGTAAGAGGGGAGTTATAATGGCTCTAAATTCTGATGACGCTTGGGATGAATTTAAAACTCGAGTTAATGATCAGCTAGGAATTAACATGAACTTGGCTACTCAAAAAGCATTGTTTCAAATACTTTTAGAAGTTGTTTTTGATCATATTGTAGACAATGCAGAGGTAAATACTACTCTTGACTCAAGTTTGAATACTCTTTTTGTTCCTCCTAATGCCGTGACTCCAGGGGATGGGGGAGCTTTATTACAAACAAATCTTGGTGTTAGGACAGTTGGTGGTGTGAAAGATCAGGCAACTGGGGGTGTTACGTAATGACTTTTGAAGTCGGTATTGATCAAACAAATTTGCCAACAACTGACACAACTATGCAGTTTAATAGTAGTGAGCATACCGAGACTCCCAAAGCTGCCATGGTTATTTTAGGAGATGGCGCCACAAATCAGTCAGTTAATGCTGATGTAAGGATGTCGGCTGGATTTTGTGATCCTACTAGACAAGGTGGAGTATCCATTAATTGTGAAAATGGGGGTGCTTCTGCTGCCATAACTCGTAGACATTTGGATGATTCCGTTTGTTTAAGAGATCCAACCGAGGCAGCTACTCATGATAAATTAGATTTTAATCAGTTTATATCTGATGGAGTTGAACTTAATACCACGTTAACATCTACTTTCGCGAAATTAGCTGGGGCTATTACATTTGGAGGGAGTAGTTTAGTAGGGGCTGAAGTTGTTAATATATCAATGGATACAGCTGTTAATGCGGAAAAAAATACTGCTTTAGTGAATACAAGTTTAATTCCTAATATAGTTTTACTTTTGAATTGCGGTTCTAAAGCTTCTGACGGTGAAACTACCTTTGCTCAATTTATATTTGGTATCGGTATAAAGCCGGAAAGTGTTATTACTCAAAGATGTTTAAATATGAGATGGGATAATAACGGCGCTAATCCTACTGAAGTGGCTTCATTAATACATACTGATAGGATTTCTGGAGCTATACAGGGGTCAAATGCTATACAGTATGAATTAGAACTTACAGATCTGAGTGTTGGTAATATCGGAATAACGCCAAGAGTGGCCGCAGCGTCTAGTGATGAAGTGGTAGCTTTGGTGTTACAAGTAAAAGATCATCATATAGCCTTATCTAATTTAACTTTGCCCACAGTAACAGGACTAAATACATTTTCAGGACTTGGGTTTAAACCTTCATGGGGTTTAAAAGTTCATAGTATGCTCACTGGATTTGATGGTAGTCCGGTGACAGATGTCACAGCGGGAGCTTATGCTATAGGTAGCTTTAATGCTAATGAGAAATTTATGTATAGCTGGGCGAATGAGGATAATACTAATCCACCAGATAATCAAAGTCTGGCTTCTAATCGTGCCACTCATTTTTATTTTCCTGATGGTACTCTTGGAACTGGGTCAGCAGCAGGGAATGGGTACGATACTGGAACAAATAATCCTATTCTTAATAACGACGGTTTTCAGCAAAGTTATGATGTTGTTAATAGTACAGGTAGAACTGGATTTGGATTATTTGTTGGACCTTTTACTGGCGTAGATGATCATGATACTCATAGGGGTGTTAGACGAGGTATAAATAAAGGAATTATGTAATGGAAGTAACAAGAGAAAAAAATTTGGCAACACGTATTATGTTCCCGTTAATTTCTATAAGCGACCATGTCGCCTATTTTACAGGTACAACGTGGGCAGGGCTAACAAATGAAACTATCACAGCACGATCTTTTAATGATGACGAGACAAATCAAGCCTTGACTATAGCCGGAGTCCCAGTGGAGGTAGCAGGTACTGGGGAATGGGAATTAGCTCTCACGGCAACAGAAATGAACCCGGATACCTCAGCTCATAATTATGTATTAATTAAATTAAATGCTGATGAGATAGATGAGCAGACTATATTGATTAATTTAAAATTATATTCAACTATCGCCTTTACAAATTGGGAAGAGATTTTGACAGGAGCAACACATAATGTACCTACTTCAGCCGGTAAACGTTTAAGAGATATTGAGGCATTTGGTTATGAGTTGGCCGCAATTTGGATAGATACTGTAAATGGCACAGCGGGTTCGGCTGATTTTGAAAATGGCACAATTGATAATCCTGTAAATAATATTGCGGATGCTTTGATATTGGCTGCAAGTTTAAATATTTCAAGATTTGTTATTCAGCCGAATTCATCTATAACATTTGCCGCTAATATGGATGGATTTGCTTTACGTGGTGAACATTGGACATTAGCCTTGGGTGGTCAATCATTTAGTAATGGGTTTGTGCAGGGGGCTGATATAAGTGGTATTTGTACTGGAGTCTCTAGTCCTAAATTTGAGGTATGTCAATTTCTTAATGTTACCTTGCCCCCTTCATTAGTAATTAATTGTGGAATAGGTGGGGATATAATTGGAGGCTCTGCTGGTCAATATGATTTCCACAATTGTTACTCACAAATTGCGGGCTCTAATACTCCTTCTTTTGATTTCGGGGCTGCGGTGGTCAATACAGATTTAAATTTACGTGATTATTCAGGAGGGATGGAATTAAGGAATATGGGTGGTGCTGGTACTGATCTTGCTAGTATTGATGGTAATGGGCAAGTGATTTTTAATATTAATTGTTCTGGAGGTACACTTGAACTTCGTGGAAATTTTCATATAACTGATAATGCGAGTGCAGCAGTAGCTTTAATTGAAAAAGGGAATATTACTTCATTACAGGGTAAATCATATGGAGCCCAAGCGTATAATCGTGTTACTGATTCTAATGAGGGTATTTCGGATAAAATTGGAGTTCCTGTTTCTGATGTATCGGTAGATATTGCCACGAATTTAACTGCTATTAATAGTGTTCAAAATAATACAACATTTGTTTCTATACCTCCGTCTCCTGTAGTCATACCAATGTCAGGTGATAATATTATAAAGGTCACTTGTACTATACAAGACACAGATGGTAATCCAGAGGATCCTGATACTGAAGAGACTGTCCCTTTGGTGGGTCTTTTGGCGAGGGCTGTGAATGCTGCCACAGATAAAACAGCCTGGTTTGATGATGAAGCAGGGAGTACTTCTGCAACTGCCTCTAGTACTTATGGGGGTAATTTTGTAAGGATGGTGAAAGAATCTACAGGTCAATTTAGTTTGTATTATAAATTACCCAGTACTGAGAACGTTGATAATTGGGTATTTACTTTTAAATATAAAGAAGCCACCGTTCAATTTATTAAAGAACGGCATTGGCAAGTTGTTCTCCAGAGTGCCGCAGCTTTAGTGACTTTAGATGATACTGATAATAATAAAACGGTAATTGCTAAGGCCATTAGAAATTTTGATTCGGACACAAATTTAGGGGCTACCCCCTCAGCCGGAGCTATTGAAAAAGGGATTAGGGATAAAACAGATCCTTTACCGGCTGATCCGGCTAGTGAAACCAACGTAGATGCGGCAGAAACAGCTATTTTAGCTGCAATCACCGCCTTAAATGATGTCAGTGCTGGTGACATACTTACCCAAGTAGATAATGCCTTAGATGCTGCTAATGTGGCTTTAAGTTCTATTCCGAACTTTGAAACGGGTAGTTTAAGGAAATTAATCCAATTGTTGGGGGCTGTGGTCAAAGGAGAAAAGGTGGAAACATCTACTATTCAGACAATTTTGAAGGAAGATGGTGCTACTCCTTTTGGGACAAGAACAATTAATACTATCGTTCCGGGGACTTTAGTTGTCGGAGAACTTACGTAAATGGCTGATCTTACTGATAATGAGCGTAAGGCCATTGTCAATATGGACCTTTTTGGGTCTACAGGTCTTTATCCACTTGAAGATGGTGATTTAGATAATATTCAAGATTTAAGGCATTTAGCCGGTTTATTCCCGTTTGAGGAAGCATTGGCTGAGGCTACACTTTCCGGAATTGCTTTAGATGGTGATTTACAGATATTATTTGATCCTATTTTGGGAGGACAATTAACAGTTCTTAATGGTGATTTTGTTAGAGATACAGGGCTGAGAACTGCTGTTTTAATATCATTACTTACTGATCGTATTGCTCTCTTAACTGACGTATTACCAGATAATACTGGGCAACGTAGAGGTTGGTGGGCTAACCCTGAATTAGGGTCAAGACTTTGGTTATTATTTAGATCTTCATTAACTACAGATGTCCCCTCAAAAATTGAAGCATTTACTCTTGAATCTTTACAATGGATGATTGATGAGGGGGTAGCTCAACAGGTTATAGTAAATGCTGAGGTTTCCGCAGCTTTTCAAATTTCTTGGGTTATACAAATTATAAAACCAGGAAATAAAGATAATAGTAATTTTAAATTTTTCTTTAATTGGGAAACCGAAATTTTTGGTGAGGTGCCATAGTGCCATTTAATAGACCTACTTTAAACGATTTAATAGTTCGTATAGAGAATGATATTACTTCCCGGTTATCTGGGTTAATTCCATTATTATCTAGAGCTCTATTAAAAATATTAGCCCGAGTATTTGCTGGAGTAGCCGATGGGACTTATGCCCATCAAGAATTCATTTCTATACAGATGATAATTGATCAGGCTGAGGGTGATTTTTTAAGGCGATGGGCCTTCCAGTGGCAAATAGATATACAAGAGGCCACTTTTGCAACAGGGCAGGCGCGATTTACTGGAGTAGATACTACATTAATCCCGTTAGGGACACTATTAGTACGTTCTGATGGGAATGAATATCTTACAACTGCAAATGGGACTATTGTTTCTGGGGTTGTTGATATACCTATTGAGTCCACCACTGAGGGTCTTGTAGGGAATGCTCCTGCTCTTACTCCGTTAACGTTAAGTACGCCTATTCTGGGTGTGGATGATATTGTAATAATTGTTGGTGGAGGGACTGAAGGTGGAGTGGATGCTGATAGTGATGATATTATTAGGGAAAATTTATTAAATAGGATTAAAAATCCTCCTATGGGTGGATCAGAAAATGATTTTGAAACAGTTTCTGAAGGGGTTGCTGGGGTGGATAAGGCTTTTGTATTTGAAAATCAAGCTGGAGTCACAGTTGTTCTAGGATCAGTTACTGTGGTGATAAAAGGGGTCGCCCCGATAGAACCAAGTGGGACTTTATTAAATGATGTTTTGGCCGCGCTTAATGCTCCTAATTTTAAACCAATGACAGCAACTGTATTCACCCTTGCCATAGATTCTAAAACCATAGATTTTACAATTGCAATTATACCTGATAATACTGAAGTAAGGGCTAATATTACACAAAACTTAAATGACACAATAAACGCAGATTCAACCCCAGGGGGGGTCATACTTATATCACATATAAGAAACGCAATTTCCACTTCAGGTGTTAATGATTATGCGATTACACTCCTTACTGTTGAATCACAAGGAATTTTAGATGTGAATTCAGATATTTTCTTTTTAAATTTTGAATATGGATTTTTAAATGATATAGTGTTTTTCCCTTTAACTTAGTTTTTTTATAAGGAATTTTCATGAGCTGGGAAGTGGTAGCGGATAATAGTACTGGGGATCCTCATAATTCACCCATATTATTTAATGGGGAAATATATGTATTAAACAATGCTGGTTTAATGTTTAAATGGGATGGGGCATCAGTTTTTCTTTCAGTGACTGGAACTTTAGCAGGTGATTTTATAATTTCTTTAATTGTATTTGATGAAAAAATTTTTGGAGGAACTAATTTAGGAAAATTATTAGAATGGGATTTAGGGATTGGATGGATTGAAAGAGCCCCTGTTCTTGTTTCTAATAGAACTGTAGAATTTGTTATTAATAGTTCTGAATTATTTGCTATTATGGGGGCGGGTAATTTATATAAGTGGGATGGGGTAAATATTTGGATTAATGTTGCTAGTCCTCTGGCTTTATCTACTAATTTAGATTCTGTAGTTTTATTTAATAGTAAAATATATGCTGGAACTTCAGTGCAATCAGGACAACCTGGTGGAGAACTTTTAGAATGGGATGATATTAGTATCTGGGTAAAAGTTGCTTCACAAATATTAAGTATCCGAAATATATTTAGTATGATTGATTTTGGGTCTGAATTATATGGGGCATGTCGTGATGGGCATTTTATAAAATGGAATGGGACGACTGCTTGGATTTCTATAATTGATACTGAAAGGGGTTCTTTAAAAGATTTTTTAATATTTGAAAGTAATCTTCATATTCTTGAAGAAAATGGGGCATTATTAAGATGGGATGGGGCTACATCTCTTGATGTATTAGCGCCTTCTCTAGGTTTTCCTAATGATGATTCGTCAGATCTTTTGCAGTTTGGGACTGATATATTTTCAACTAGTGGGATTGCGGGCGAATGAGCTTATTAAGAATAAAAACTGTTGTCGATATAACAAAGATTGGTGTGGTTAAAACTAGTACACTACAAGATTATTGCAATTTATTTTTAAATTTATTACCTATAGGGTTATTATGGCGAAACTTAAATAAAGTTTGGTTAGATTTTATAAAAGCTATGGCTGTAGAACCTAATAGAACTGATCAAAGAAATGTTGATTTACAAAATGAATTAATTCCCGGATTATCTGTTGAATTATTACCTGATTGGGAACGTATTAGTTTAAATGAGGATGAGCTTGCTTTTGGAGGGACCACTCTAGAATCACGTCAAAGTCGCGTTAATACTAAGATATTTAAAACATTTTTACCCCCAACGAAACAATTTTTCCTTGATTTTGCTATGGAAAGAGGTATAACTATTAATATCACTTTTTCATTAGGTACTTTTAGAGTGGGCGTTAATAGAGTTGGTGACAGATTAAGAGGGGAAGGTAATGTTTTTGTTTGGATTGTTGATTATGTTTCCGGATCTAAACTTGAATATGCTAGTCTTGAGGCTACTTTTAGAAGACTGAAACATGCTCATACACATTTAATTTTTAATCCTGCCCCACCATAAGGAGTTTATACTATGCATAGAACAGACGCACCAGATTTTGATCCTGATATAGGAGGTGGTCGTAGAGGATATAAAGAAATACCTATAGGTATGGAAACTGTGCTTGCTGCTAATGCTGGTAATGCTTTTCAAGAGGAAATTGCCCAAACTGTTGAGGGAGCAGGTTTAACTTTAGCTGTATCTGGTGCAGCGGATGCTACGGCCAATTGGGGACAGCTTTTAGCTGCAATAAAAATACTTTCAAAAAAAGAAGGAATTTGGGTAGATGCTACTCAATTTGGATTTGTTACAGGGAGCCCTCCAGCTGGCGCTAATAAAACTGCTTTGGATGCTGCTTTCTTAGTATCCCCTTTTGTGTTCATACCCCCAGGGATTTATGAGCTAGATTCTTCTTTGGGTAATGTCAATATTTCGGCAGGAGGTATTTTGGCAGGTTCTGGGGTGGTGACTGTGATAAAGATTACAAGTAGTGGCCCAATATTTAATATCCAAAATAAAAATGTAATATTTAGAGATTTTAAAATTGATGGGAATGGTTTGAATGTTCAACCTTTTAGGCCTCAACATACATTAGAAAATGTGACAAGTATTATTAATATATTATTTTCTAATTTTAGTACGGGTTTACTAGCTATAGCAGTTGATACGACAAATACGGCTGATAAAATAGGTTTAATTATGATTGAGGGGTGTACATTTTTAAATTTTACCGGTTCTGCAAATGCCATTACAGCACCAGATGTAGGAGCAACACAATCTAGTCGATTAATTTGTAAAGATTCTAAATTTGAAAATTGTCAAATAATTTTTATAGGTATAACAAAAGCTATACGAAGATTTGATAATAATGAATTTTTTGATGGTTTAATTGGTTTGACTGAATCATTTAATTTAATGTTTACAGATAATGAAATGGATCTGGATTCATGGAATTTCACTAATTCTGAGGGACCTAAATTTTTTAATAATTATTTACCTGATACATTGTCTAATACATTTTTCCTTACTAGTGCGTTTGTTAATTGGAGAGATAATAAAGACATAAATGGTAGAATTCAAACTCATTTTCAAAATATTAATGGAGGATTTACTCGTAGACAACTATCTGGGAATAAAGCTATCCCCGCCACTAGTGTATATACTGCTATTGATTGGGACTCCACACTATTTACTAGAATTGCCAATGATACTTTTTATACCAAAGATGTTTTTTATGATACAGGATTAGATGAATTTATTGTTATTGGTTTGGGTAACGGGCGTTGTAGGGTAAGATGTGTATTTAATACATCTGCAACCAATACCAAAAATGAGCGTGCCGCTCTCTTTTTAAATGGAGTTCTGATTAATCACCTTTCACAAATTCAGCTAAATAATAATACTCTTGTATATAATTTTAATGGGGAATTTCCTGTAGATGTTGGCGATAAGTTTAGTATACAGGTTCAAAATGATTCTGGCGGATCTGATGTACTCTCGGGCGCAGCTGATCTTTTAGCATTTATTGAGGTAGAAGGTTTATAAAAATGAGTGATGCTCTACATGTTCTGGAGTTAAGTATAACAAAAACAAATGGTAAAGTCGATAATAATACTAAATCTATTGATGAAATTAAAGTTAACATGAAAGAAGAATCTACTCAAGTTTGGAATACACTTTTTGAATTTCAGAAAACTATTAATAAATTAGTATGGAAGATATTCGCTATTGTAACCATTCCATTAATATTCCTTATTATTATGCAGTTTTTTAATGTTAAAAAATAACGAGATAATTAATGCTTGAAAAAGAGTTTACCGGTAATGAGATTGTAGATTTCACTTACTCTGAAATTATAAAAACAGGAGCCGAATTAAAAGATGTTAAATTTGAGCTTATACTTCGTTTCCAGCGATTCCGGAATTTGATTAGAAGACGAGTGTGTTTCTCCATAGATGGACTAACTAGTGGTGATCATCAAAGCGGTCAGTGGGCCTATCATAAAAAAGGGCTAGCTGGTGATATATTTTTAAGAGAGGAAGATGGAGTGATCCGAACGCTTGAAGTGTTTAAAGCAGCTTTAGAAGCTGGATTTACTGGTATCGGGGTTTACTGGGATGGTCGAACCTATAGTTTTCATTTTGATTTACGTTCAAATTTTGCTTTTTGGATGGGTGTTAAAAAATCTGGATCTAAAGAATGGATTTATAAACCATTATTAAATGATCCAATGAAAATTATATTTTAAGTAAGGTTTTCATTATTTATAATAATATGTAAGTTGTTTGATTAATTAGAGTTATAAACTTTTCTCTAGGAAAACGCCATTAAAGTGCCTAAACCTTACCTACCCCCACATATTCCATTTAAATTACAGTTTATCACAATAATTATTTATAAATAATAATTAAAATAATTTAATCAAATAAGGTAATTGTAGGGGTGGGGTATTTTTAGGCGTTTTATGGCATTTCATTTCTTGAATTATTTTCAAAAGATTCTATTATTAATTCAGGAGGTACAATGGCAAGACAAGATAATCGTGACTAATTCATACAGATACGGCTTTTAGGCTTCAAATAAGTCCTAGAGATGGGATTTAGAGCCAGTTTATGCAGTTAGAAATTTCAGGGCTTTATTTAGCCTTTAAAATGAGTTTAACGGATTACCCTTTTTTCTAGTTTAATAAAATAAAATAAAAGAATAACTTTTACTTGACAAATGTTCAGGTTGGGTTTATATTATAAATATGAATCATTTAACGAAAGAGTATAAAATGAAAATTTTTAAATTAATTTGTAAAGAATTTGGGTGGAAATTTTCTTTTACTTCTTTAAATTTAATGGAAGCAATAATCAGGAAAAATGCCTGGTGTGCTTATCATAGTTTTGAACCTGGTGATTATTATCTGAAAGAAACTATTAATACGGATCGTATTGAAAATGATTATATAGTGGAATTATAAAATGATTATTGATTTTTCAGTTAATCAGGAAAGCGCAAATATTGAAGTACTAGTTGATATTGAAAAATGGATAGATCATTCTGATAATCTAATTTCTTTTATGCTAGATATTGGAGATTTTGATAAAACCTCATTTGATATTAATTTTGCTTTATTAAATGGATGTATGGAAATTTTAGAAGATAATATTAAACAATTATCTTTAAATAAAGAATAAATATATTAGGAGATGCATGCTGAAAATAATTTATGATCGTGATCCTATTTTTAAACACATTGGGACAAACGTTAGTGAATGCCTTACATGGGAAGAAGTTATTAAAAAAGCTGATCTAGATTGGCGTGTTGATAAAATTCAGCTTGAACGAGAGGGTAAACCTCAACCTGCCTGGGCAAATTATAGAATTAATCCCAAAGATGAGGACATTTTTTTGGGTCAAGTTGGGGCCGATTATAATCCAATTCAAAATAAAGATATGTTTATTTTTGTTAACAATTTAATTGAATCTATGAGTGGATCGTACTATGAAATTGCGGGTCATTTAAACGATAGTAAGCACATCTGGTGTTTAGCAAGATTACCAAATAAAATTAAAATAAAAGACTCTGATGATTTATTATTTTGTTATTTATTATTCCATAATCGACATGACGGTTATAACAGCGCTATTGCCAAATTAACAATTGTTCGTTCAATTTTTGCAAATACATTAAATCTTAATTTAAAAAATGAGACATCTCTGATAAAACTTTATCATTATGAAAATGCTGAAAAAAATCTACAAGATGTCAATAAAACAATAGCCATCATAAATTCGTGTGTTAAGGATTTTAATCATATTTTAAACGCTTTAGCTGCTCATAAATTAATTAAAGCAGAAATTCAGGGGATATTGTACAATATTTTCAAAAACTTGCAGGGATCTTCGGCTCAAAAGAATAAAGCTAGAAGAATATTAGAAATTTATGAGAATAATGATAATGATGCTTTCCCCAGTCAACGGGGCACCGCATATAATTTATTAAATGCCTTTACAAATTATATTGATTATGAATCTACTGTGAGAAAAATACCTAATGAAACAGAATTTCAAGCAAGAGCTAGAAACGCCATGTTTGGATTGGGTGGAACCTTTAAATCTCAGGTTCTACAAATAATTGTAGAGGAAATCGGAATTTCCGAGAATCCTCACTTGATTTCCTGAATATTTTGATTATATTAAATTTACTTTTAGTAATTCGGGACAAAAAGGAACAAAAATATTATGGCAGCAAAGTCAAAACCCCCAGATAAGAAGATTACCCCTAAAACAAGCTTATTTGTGCGGGGACATTCAGTTAATCAATTAGTTCGTGATCTTATTAAAACTCGAAAATGGACTGATGAGCAGATTTGTGATAAGGTAGCAAAGGCTTTCCCCGATCGACCATTTAAAAAGGTGTATTGTAGTATTAAAAGATGGGATCTTGAAGACCAAACAGGGATTAAATATGAGAAAATGATAAAGTATAAGGGTAAATTAATTCCTAAATCAAAATTACCTGGAAAAAATATATTAAAAAATAAAATATATACTGCTAAAAATGATCCATTAAATAAATTAGCTGGGATTATTGTAAAAACCAAGCCTAAAAAAGCAGTTAAAAGAAAAACTTCCTTAAATAAAAAACTCTAGCCTGTACCTCCTATATGGGCGTGGAGCCTGAAGGATTTAATTATCTAGAGGGCTCCTATATTTATTATGATTAAACTTAGATGGTATCAGAAAGAAATGATATCTTATGGATTGAATACCATACATCTAGCTTATTTTGTAGATATGCGTTTAGGAAAAACAAAACCAGTAATCAGAATGACTAGGTATTGGATAGGTATTGCTTCCGTCTTAATAGTAGCACCTTACTCGGCTTTTATGGGGTGGAGAGATGAACTTAAAAAAGAAGGACAACCCCCAGCAATCGAACTTTCAAAGAAGACACAAGCTAGGAGAGATGATTTATTTAATTATTGGGGAAAAAATAAATATTTTATGATAAGTAAAGAGGGCTTTTTATGGCTTCCTGAAATTAAAGACATGTCCTGGGATGTTGTTATTCTTGATGAAAGTACTTTCATAAAAAATTATAATACACAAGTAACTAAATTTTTTGTAAAAAATTTTAGAGAGGTTAAGCATAGAGTCATAATGACAGGACTCCCAAACCCAGAAAGTGAACTTGACTTTCATTCCCAATTAGAATTTTTAGACCCAAATATTATCCCCATGAAGCACTGGAACTTTCGTACTAAATATTTTTTAGATTGTGATCATGAACTAATACTAAGTAAAAAGGGGCGTAAGTACCTTTCCCAGCGATTGGCGCAATATTGTTATTTTTTAACCAGAAAAGAAGCTGGGATCGGTAGTGAAAAGATTTATGAAACTAGATTAATTCAATGCCCTAATAAGGTTTTAAAGGTATATAACACATTAAAAACAGAATTTATATATGAATTGGATGAGGAGTTTAGGGTTACAAAATATGCCACGGTAAAATTTAATTGGATGCGAAAATTACTTGGAGGTATGTTTGATGGTAAAAGAATTTGGGATGGTAAATGTGCTGAAATAAAATATTTGATTAATAATGATTTAAAAGGACAACCTTTAATAATTTGGTGCCAATATATTGAAGAAATATTGTTTCTACAGGATTATTTTAATGAATATTTCTTGAAAAAATATAAAAAAAATGCGTATAAACGGAAAAAGATTGCTGTTATTTATGGGGAAATTAAAAAGGTAGAAAGAGAAAAAATAATTATAAAATTTCAAAAAGGGTTATTAGATTGGATTTTTGCTCAACCAACTACCTTAAGATATGCCACTGATTTTTCCCGTGCACCCACAATGATTTATTATTCTATGCCAGGGAGAGAGACTAGACGGCAAACGGAAGATAGATTTATTAGCGCAGAAATGACAGAACCTAAATTACTTATTGATTTGATTGTGGAAAATACTGTAGAGGAAGGCCTGTATACTTCATTTAAATTAAAAGAACAACATGGAAAGGTGATGTATAAAATTATCAAAAACATTATGAGGGGTGCCTAATGCTAATCTTAATATTTATATTTCAAGTTTTTAATTTTATTGGTTTTTTATTCTTAATTTATTCAATTGGAACGGGTCACGTGTATTTAAGGTCTGATATGGAGATGTTGCATCAAACTGTAGATGAAGTGCATTCGATTATGAAAAAAGGTACTTAATCTTGTTACATAATTTTTTTATTTTATTTTGTATAGTATCTTTTATAGTAATAATTATAATTAATACTATTATATTTGTAATTAATTGGTTAAATAGGAGAAAATAATATGTTAATATTTATATGTATATTTTTAAGTGTAGATACAATTTTATTAAGTTTACTTTTATGGTTTAATTTTAAAAATCATCATTTAATTATACATGATATAAATTTTCTTAATAAAAATATTGAAAAAAATACTCAAAGATTAGATAATATTATTAGTTATATAAACGTAAAGGATAAACATGTCAAAAATATTAGCGGTTGATGCTGGGTGGAATACTGGGATAGCTTTTTTTAGACATAAATATGATGCCACCCCTTCAACTCATTGTTTTATTGTAGATGAAGAGCTGACAACCAAAGAAAAAAAATTAAACTATATGGTCAAAGTATTTCAAGATACTTTAAGAATATTTAATCCTGATTACGTATTAATAGAAGGTGTAGAGTTTTATGGAAGTTCGGGTAAATCTCAGGCTTCAAGTAGGAGAGGGGATTTATTTACATTAGCTTATTTGGTTGGGAACTATGGTTGTATATGTACATTAAATAATATCAAATATAGGATCCAAACTTTCAAGGAATGGGGTGGTCAGATGACTCCAGAAGTTATCAATAATAAACTTAAACGGGCAATTGGATGGCCCGGGAAAAATCAACACGTTAATGACGCTTTGGCAATGGGGTTGACATATAATGGAAACAAATATTTTAGCGAAGTGCGCTAATTGCTGGTTATCAAAAACTAGGAAGCGAATTGTGAATAATAGAGGCAATCCAAGGTCCCCTTTAGTTTTAATCGTAGATAACCCTGGGGAAAGTGAAGAGGTGTTAAACAGCTTTATGGCCGGTATAGAAGGGAGATTTTTACGTAGTATATTTAAGGAAGCTTTTGAAGAAGCTGGTGTGAATTATATGGATTTTTTTGTAACTGGTTTATTAAGATGTCGGCCTACTAATTATCTGGGGGGACCTACTCGTGAGCCATTACCTAAAGAAATATTGGCATGTCATGGTAATTTATGGGAAAGTTTAGATAATACCAATCCAAAACATATCTTTTTAGTGGGTAGTTTAGTGCATGATTATTTAAAAAAAGAGCTCCCTTATGCTGTTATGATTTTACCAATGAAATTTTTAATTAAACAAGGTGGGAAAACTAGTGCTTGGTATAGAACGACTTTAACCACAATAGTGGAGGAATTGAATAATGGATAAAGAACAATTAAAATTATTAATGGAATATGTTGATTTATCTTTACAGTTAAATGCACATCTGATGGATGAGGATACTTTCAAAACATTAATAAAATGATTAGAAAAAGTTAAATTATTGTTATTGGAAGAGTAAAATGTTAAAACATAAAATAATAAAAGTTACCGATGTTAAACTACCTAAAAGGTATAATATTAAAAAACACGGTATTACTCAAAGTTTATTAAGCGCCTTCCCTATTTGTAGACAAAGATTTTTATTCAAAATTAATGGTTGGCAGCTTAAGGATCATGATGGTGTTTTTGTGTTTGGTAATATATGCCATTATTTATGTGAAAAAATTTATAAAAAGAAAATTAAACCTAGTAGAATACTAATTAATCGATTAATTAAGAAGTGGAAAAAAGAATTTGGAAAAGATTTATCAGACTTCGCTTTAATCGGTTTACCTAGAAATATGGCAGTTGCCGAAATAGTTATGTTTCATTATTTTAAATTTTATTATAAAGATTTTAAAATGAAATTCACTGCAATTGAAGAAGAATTTTGTAATAAATTAGGCCCTTACACCTTGTTGGGAAAGAAGGATTTAAGGTATGCTGTGAAGAATGGTGAGGAGATGATGGAACATAAGACAAAGGGAAGGGTTGAGGATGATATGTTAATGTATCAACTTCCTTTTGATTTTCAAAATTTGTTTTATATCACTGCGCAAAAATTAGAGAATGATATTGATATGGGAAGAGTGCTTTATAATATTATCAGAAATCCAGGATTAAAACAACAGAAAAAGGAAAATATGAAAGTATTTCTGGAGAGGATAGATAAAGATATCACTAAAAGGCCGGATTTTTATTTTATTCGTTACGAGGTACCTTATTCTAAAACTAAAAAGCAATCATTTAAAAAAGAATTAGTTTATAAATTGATGGAAACTCAGAAGTTTTTAGATGGTAAAATGCCTTTATATAAAAATGAATCAGCTTGTAAAGTCCCATATAAATGTGACCATTTAATGGCGTGCTCCAGTGGGACTATGACAGGATATCATCAAACTGATGATATTTTCCCAGAATTAGATAATTTTTCATTCAACCCAAAAAATGATAATTAAAATTAGTTTTATATTCAATATTTTTTGTTCATTATATGTATTGTTTAAGATACCACATTTAAATTTCTTTATAACTTCTTTATATTGTTTAAGTTATGTTCTAATGGGAATAAAAATTTTTAAAAAACATGATTTGGGGTTGTAAAATATAATAATTTAATTATTATAATAAATCAGGAGGTACAATGGCAGAAATTAGACGTGTGACTCACAGAAAATCTATTCATAAGAAAATTGTAAAAGGTGCTCCAGACTTAGATTTTGATTTACCTAGAGAATTGTCCCCTATATCGGATGATATAATGGATTATATGATCGTGATATCAGGGTTACGGAAAATCGGTAAAACTACATTATTTCAAGGATTTCAGGATCCTTTTTTTGTTATGTGCGATCGTAACGCCGGATTAGCTCTTTTTCAGAAAAGAATAACACGCTGGGAACAGTTTTTAAAAATTATAGAAATATTAGAAAATGAACCAGATTATTGTGGTATAGTTATTATCGATACGGGGTTTACACTATATGAATTTTGTTTTAAATATGTTATGGATGATTTAGGAATCACAGATCCAAAAGATAAAGGTTGGGGTGTTGTCTGGAAAGTTATTTTTAAACATTTTTATGAAGCTCATGAGAGGATAATTGAAGCTGGATTTGGTTTAGGGGTTATAGCACATTCAGAAGATAAAGAACGTCCAGATGGGGGGTCAACTAAAAAGGCCAAATTAAGCGCGCAAGCTTATACATATTACACTGGATTAGCTGATGTTTTAGCACATTATCAATATAACCCAGACACTGGGGATCGTGAATTAATAATAACAGGCAGCGCCGAAGTGGATGCTGGGACAAATATTGATTATCATTTTAAATATACTAATGGGTCTGCTATAAAAACTATTCCTATGGGCTCAAATAAAGATCAATCTTATAAAAATTTTATGTTAGCTTTTAATAATAAATTGATAGCTGAAAAAAGTTTTAAAAAGACATCCGGATCTTTTAAGAAAAAAGTATCTCAATAACCAAATAAACAATTAAATAAATAACAATTAAAAAGGAGTTATCATGAGTTTTAATGATAAATTAAAAAAATTACAGGGGAATTATAAAAAATCTGCTGAAGATTATGAAACAATGTTCGTTACAATTCCACCTGGTGAATATGATGCAAAATTATCCTCAGTTAAATTAGGGACAGTGTCTGGGGGTAAACTTTGTATAAAACAAGTTTACGTTATAACTAATGGGTCTATGAAAGGGAAAACAGTCCCAGTAAATACTTTCTTAGAGGGCAAAGACGCTCAAGCTACCACAACATGTTTTTCATATGCAAGGAAATTTATTGATAATATGGGGTATGAGATCCCGGAAACTATTTCGGAAATACCTGACATACTTGCGGCAATGAATAAAGATAATATTTATGTACTTATGATAGTAACCAAGAGTGATAACCCTGATTGGCCTAAAATTAACCTCTTTCCGGCCGCCTCTTCTGATGACGGTGAAGAAGGTGACGGTGAAGAAGGTGGGGGTGAAGAAGGAAGTGATAACGGAGACGGTGAAGGAGATGGCGCAGGAGGTGATGAAGATGAGGAATTTCGTGAAAGAGTGGTAGCTTTTGCTATTACCTGGGATGTTCCGGAAATAAATGAAGAATCCACAACTGATGAAGTAAGGGAAGCAATTGCTCAGTTTGTTATTGATGATGGGAAATGGGAATCAACAGATTTTCAACCTGAGGAAATAGCTTTACTTGAGGATGAATTACAATTAAAAGATTGTTTTAATAAACCTAAACCCCCACCTAAAACCAAAAAAAGTATTCAAAAAGCGCCCCCTAGTAAAACCAAAACATCTACAAAAAAAAGTCTTAAAAAATCCGCAAGGCGTTAAGACCTTAATTCAATCTAAATACTGATCCCCCTCATATTAGGGGGATTATTTTAGGATTTTATGTATAGAGTATTTGACGTAGAAACTACTGGTTTTGACTACTATGGTTCCGATACTATATTTTCATTCGTAATTACCGATTTAAGGGGTAATAGTAATATATACCGGTTAGACGGGAAAAGGAATTATAACGCCAAAGAAGCTGAAAAAGTCTTAATTGCTTTTTGGCTAGATCCTTCCATTAAAAAAATAATGCATAACGCTAAATTTGATTTGAGCTTTGTGATTGTATATCTAAAAAAGAAAAAAATAAAAATACCTAGAAATACAGTTATACATGATACTATGATGATGAGTCGCCTACTTAAAAACTTAGCACCTAGTCACAAATTAGATTATTTATGCTGGGAATATGCTGGCATTTCTAACAAATTAGATAAATTGGTTAAATCTCAAGCGGATGCTGTAGGGGGTTTTCAAAATATACCCGTCCATACTATGGATAAATATCAAAATTCAGATGGTGAACGTGGCGCTTTGTTATTTTTAACATTTTGGCCATATATCTGGACAAATAAGAAATTGCATAAAGATTATTTGGTGGAAATTGAATTGATTTGGGTTACCCAGCGAATAGAAGAACATGGAATTTTGGTGGATAAAAAGAATTGTAAAAAATTAATAAATTGGCTATTAGATGAACTTGATAATACTCGGGATGATGTTAGGAATTTAATGGGCGAATTTATTAATTTAAATTCTGGTATTAGTGTTGCGCGGATACTATATAAACAACTAGGGCTTCCTGTATTAAAACTTACTGACACTGGGGGACCTTCAACAGATAAAGACACATTAGCCCAATTAAGAGAAGAACATGACCATCCCATTTTAGATTTAATCATTAAAACTAGAAGCTATACAAACGGTATTTCAATGATTAAATCTTATTTAAAATTTGCTGATTCAAAGGGATACATACATCCAAATATAAATACGAACCCAGCGAAGACAGGTCGAGAAAGTAGCCATAATCCTAATTTATTAAATGTCTCAAAAACAGAAGCTTTGTTAAATTTATTTCCTGTCCCAGCGAGAAAGGCTTTCTGTGCTCCTCCTGATAGTGTTCTATTTTTGGGCGATTATTCAGGGATAGAATTGAGACTTATTATTGAATTATGTAATGATACTGAATTATTAGATATGATATCTCAAAATATTGATGTTCATGATGTATTTTGTCAATATTGGTTTCATGCTTTAGGTTATAAAAATCTGAAAGATAAAATACAGAAAAAAATATTTAGAGGTGCTGGGAAAAATGGTAATTTTGCTCTTGCTTATGGGGCTGCTGTGTATAAACTTGCAGTTACTTTAGGATTATCTTTAAGTGAAGCCATTGAAGGGTATAAAAGAATTTGTGATAGATTCCCTAAAATTGCTTATTTTACTAAAAATTTAGTCCAGGTAATCAGAGATCAGGGTTATGTTACTACCCCATTCGGTAGAAAACTTTATATTCCTCCTGATAAGATATTTTCAGGATCAAATTATTTGGTCCAAGGGACAGCTGCTGGTATAATAAAAAGGGCGCAAAATAAAGTAGATAAATACTGTCGTATTGTTGTTAAAGATGATGTAAGAATTGTGATACCAATATATGATGAATTAATTTTAAAATACAGGAAGAAATTGCTTAATAAAAAAAATAGAGTTCTTACCGATATTTCTCGACTAATGACGAATATTCCGGAAATAAAAGTGAAATTAAATGTTGATTGGAAAATGACAGAAACGGATTGGGCTTCAGCTAAAGAGGTGGCAATTTAATGGCAGTAGCTGAAATATTAAATTCGTCAACACTTAAGGCATTTAAGCAACACGGATTTCGGCCGAAAAAAACTTCCGGAAGTTCTCAGGCTGTTGGAGATTGCCCTTTTTGCGGTAAATCAGACAAATTTTTTGTAAATATTAAGGTAAAAAAATGGGATTGTAAATCTTGTCTCAAAAATGGGGGCTTTCAAAACTGGCTGAAAGAAATCTGGGAGTACTCTAAAAAGCATTTTAAAGGCCCAATCGCCCGATCTTTGGTCAAAGAGAAGACTTTGGACATAATAACCCTTAAAAGGGCTGGAATGGGCTATAATCCCTTGATATCGAGCTACATTATACCAATCTGGGAGATCAATGGGGATAAACTGCATAATCTTCGTATTTATCGGAATGATAAATTGATTGGGACCAGTAATTGTAATTCAGCGCTCTATGGCTGGGAACAGTTGGATTCAGTAAAAACAAATATTTGGCTGTGTGAGGGTCATTGGGACTGTTTGGCCATGCAGGAAGCTTTAAATAAGTCTGACAGGTTAACTGAAATTGCTCTGGCTGTCCCAGGGGCTGGGACTTTTAAAGCTGAATGGACGGGATTCTTGCAGGATTGCAATATCAATGTTTTATATGATAATGATAAAGCTGGGTTTGAGGGTGCAATTAAAGTTTACAATAATTTAAAAGGGGTTTGTAGTAAATTAAATTTTATTCATTGGAAATCTACTCATAAAGATGGTTTCGATATTAGAGATTTATGGAAAAAAGTAAAAAAGGATAAGCATAAATTTTTTAGATTAATTAACTCCTCATTAAAAGAACAACCACAAACAAATGATGAAGTTGAAACTAAAATTACAGTTTCTAAGAGAAAAGAATTCAAGTGGAAGGGTAAAGGGCTTACACCAGAAAAAGCAAGAGCAGGGTTTACTAAATGGTTAAATCTCCCGAATCCTTATGTGATAGATATTCTTTGTGCTACATTTATTGGGAATCGATTGGAAGGGGAACCATTATGGTTATTCTTAGTTGGTCAATCCGGATCAGGTAAATCTGAATTAATAATGTCTTTTGATGATGTTCAGAATGCTACATCAATTTCTAGTTTAACAACTAAAACTCTTATTTCTGGAGCTGTATTCGCTGGTGGAGGTGATCCTAGTTTAATTCCTAGATTAGATGGCCGTGTTGTTCTAATGAAGGATCTCACTGAATTATTTGATACAGATATGGTTTCTCAGGGATTAATATGGGGGCAGTTAAGGAATGCTTATGATGGGAAAGCCGCTAAACCATATGGTAATGGTACATTTAGGATATATGAAAGTAAATTTGGGATGATAATGGGGACAACTCCAATAATAGAAATTAAAATGGAGGGAATGTCTGCAATGGGTGAAAGATGTTTAAGGTGGAATTTACCTATGATAAGAGGTTTGGAAGCTGAAGAGGCTATTTTGCGGAAAGCAATGAGTAATACTTCAAAAGAAAGTCAAATGAGGAAGGAATTAAGTAATACTGCGGTCGCGATACTTGATTATGATTTTAAAGAAATCCCTAAAGTACCCACCATTATTCAAGATAAAATATTATATATTTCACAAGTTATTGGAAGACTTCGAGGGACAGTATTTAGAGATAAGTATACTAAAGAAATTAATTATATGCCTTTTCAGGAATTAGCTACCCGAATAAGCAAACAATTATTAAAGTATATTACAGCGATTGGGATGTTTAGACGACTTTCTATTGTAGGATTAGAAGAATATGAACTTATAAAACATTTAGCATTAAGTAGCGTTCAAACTAAAATATCTTATATAGTGACTAATATGTATAAAAAGCCTGGTAAAATTTGGACTAAAGATGCTGTATGTAATATTTTAAGATTATCGCCTATCACTGCGGAGAGAGCTTTGGAAGATTTAAGATTATTGAATGTCTTAACTCGATACGGGAAAAGATATGGTCAGAAAAATTGGAAGTTTAGGCCAGAAATTAAACAATTAATTTCTAAAAGTGATTTATTCGTATAAGATTATAGGTAATATTATGTATAGAAAAAGATTTTATTTTAAGTTGATTTTTAGAATGGATATTTTATTTATATATTTATTATTAAAGGCGTTAAAAGGGTTAACTTATTTAATTAACTCCATAAATACACATAAACAAAAGAGGAAATAATGGTTATAAAATCACAAATTATGATGGAAGATGATTCACATAAACATTTCATTACAAAATATAAATTTATTGATTGTATAGGGAAAATTACAATGAATAAGAATTCAAAAGGGCGTATTTTATCATATTTAATGAAAATAAGTCCTCATACTGTTATAATAGATGGGAGTACAATTTAAATTAGGAAAGTATTATGCATACATTTACAGGTGAAAAGGGCACGATTATTCATTACAATGGTGATTATAGTGGAGATGTTATAATAGTTAAAAGGACGCAGGGAGAAGATTCAAGCAAAGTGAGAATACCTTGTCAAGATATTTTTGAATTTGTGGCTGAAAGTATTAGAGATAAAAAAGAAGCGCTTTTAGAACATGAAGGGTGGCGAACTTTGTTAATAAAAGCTAGTGAGTTATAACATGATTGATTTTAAAAAATTAAGTAAGATTTATAGAGAAAGGAAAAGTCGTTGGAAAATTAAAAATGAAAAGGTTAGCCCAGAATATATCTATGAACCAGTTTATTATACTTGTTATGGTTGTAAAAAAGAAAAAGATTGCCCGGAAGCTTGGGATCCTTATAACATTGATGGTGATTGTTTAATGGAGAAATAATATGTCAACAAAATTAGAAGCGATAAATGACCCGAATTCATGCTGGAATAAAGCAAGGGATGATGAGCCTATATTTACATTAAGGGCAAAAGATCTCTTATCTTCGGGTTTTGTCCTTCATTGGGCGCATACCGCTGATTTACTTGGGTGTAGCGAGAATAAAGTATTAAATGCTCGTAAAACTTCTAAAAATATGGTGGAATGGGCAGGTAAAAAAGAGAATAAAGCGGATTTTCCGAGTTAATTTAAATGAAGGAGAGTAAAGATGACAGATTTTGATCCAATAAATCCAGATTATTATAAACAGGGTGATAAACAATGTATAGAATATACTGAAAATTGGCCTCATTGTATTGCAGCAGCAGTCAAGTATATGTGGCGATATAAGGATAAAGAAAACCCTAAATTAGATCTAGAAAAAGCAATTTGGTATTTAAGAAGAGAAATCACAAACATGCGTGAAAAACGGCAAGGTAAATTATACTATACATCTCATCAAGCTTATATAAGTGAATCTATTAATCATATAGAATCAAGAAATATAAAGGAAGCTATTAATCAGATATGGGGACGAGATTTTAAAGGTGTTGTTGTACAAGATATTCAAAGGGCAATTGCTTCTATAGGAAATGAATTAGAGCTTTTAAAATATAAACCGGAGGATGAGAATGAAGTTAATACGTCGTGAACAATTACTAATAAATTATTTTGTTACAAATGAGTTAAAGGATCTGGTAATTTATTGTAAACGGGACAACCTAAGAGTTATTATTGTAAAGGATTTAGAGGACCATATACAAAAGAGATTAGCTCTTTATTCAGATCATGGGGGGCCAAATGAAATTTAAGAAAGGTTATACAGTAGAGGTACTTGGTAATTCATTTGTAAAATATATTCGACACTTAGGAGCGGATGGAGATTTAATTGAGGAAGGTGAGCGTATACTACAGGCAGATATGGCTATCACTGAAGCTGCAAGAATGTCATATTTAGAGCCATCTAAAGGAGAAGAAAAAGATAAGAAACTTTTACGGTATTTATTTAAAAATAAACATACCTCTCCTTTTGAGATGGTGAACATTACTTTCAATATCCGGATGCCTATATTTGTTATGAGGCAATTTGTACGGCATAGGACTTTCAGACTTAATGAAATTTCAGCCCGGTATACTGAATTAGATTTAGGGTTTTATATCCCAGAAAAATGGAGGAGCCAGGATCCAAAAAATAAACAAGGAAGTGTTTTTAATTATGGCCTAAAATCTGACGAAATAAGTGCCGGTTTAGATATGTTTTATGACGAAACATTTTCATACTATAAAAGATTATTGGATATAGGAGTAGCCCGTGAGATGGCAAGGATGGTTCTCCCAGTGGGTGCGTTGACTGAAATTGAGGTTAATATCGATTTAAATAATTTAATGAAATATTTTAGATTAAGGGATGATCCTCACGCTCAATGGGAACATCAAGAAATTGCAAGGGCTATGAAAATTATAACTAGGGAATGCTTTCCTTGGGTAATGGGAATGTATGATGAATCAGAAAATAATAAGGAGTAAAAAATTATGCCAATGAATTTCCCAGATTTAGATAGTTTAAAAAAGGCTGCAAAAGTACATGAGTTCAGAGACCTTCAATTGGGAGAATCTGAACAGGAATATCGAAATGCTTTAGTTAATCATGTAAGATCATTAGATAAAATAGAATCTTATGAAATTAAGTTTAAAGTTAGATGGGATCAGTGGACAGATGATCAAAAAATGCAAAGCCTGTTCGGGTGATTAATGAAAGGAGTAAATTATGGATATTAAACAAATGTACGATCAAGCTTGGGAATCTATGACAACAGGTAAAAGGGGATTTTTGTGGAATTATTTAGATAATGTTTCATATGGGGGTATTGAATTAATTTCGAGATATCCTGATGGTTTAAAATTTTCTACTGATAAGAGAGTACCTGCTATGAGTAATTTCTCTTTCAAAAATCCTAGTATAAAACCGGTTGCTAAGGAAAATACAGTAATTTTAGTAAAGGATCAGCATTCTAGAGATTGGTGTCTTAAAATTTCTTTAGGGAAATATGATTTAGAAGGGAGAATTTTAGCTCGTTCTATTAATGGTACAAATGAATATTCATGGAGTGAGTGGAAACCACTTAATAAAAATGGGATGCCCCCAAAAGATTTGCATGAAAATTAAAGCTTTTTGTCCTATGATTGAATACTTACATAAAGCCTGGGTAGCTGAAAAGCTCTATTTATCCAAAGGGCATGATTGGGTTGATTTATGGACTAATGCTTTCTCTGGGGTTAAGGAACCCATGTACTTTGAATTGAAGGCGCGACTTAGAAGGAAAACTAATGAGATTTTTTGTGTCCGGGAACCCCAGGTCCAGGAGTATAGAAGAGAATTTGGGGATAGGTATGTTTTTTGGGTTTTCTTGATATATACCATGAGTATGAAAGTTAAAAAAATAAAATATATTAGTGAAGATTTTATTGTATCAAGAGAAATTTATGTTCTACCCTGGAAATGGATTAATAGATTTGAAGTTTATAGTTCTAGTTCAGGGGAACATAGGTACCCAAAAGAAAGATTTATGAGACAATATAAATTAGAATATCATAATATTGATGGAACTTCATTTTATGTGTGTAAGGATAATAGGTTGAGAGCTTTGTTTAAAAGTGCTCAAGAAATACCATTTTAAGGAGGATTATATGGGAATAAATATCGGGGTTTTTAATAAAATTGATGGTGATTTCATTCAAGATAAAAAGTTTGATTCATCTAGGTATCAAGGAGATAGCGATTTTGTTATGGAATTAAATTTCACTTCGCATGAAAATGTACCTGAAGGGGTTCCAGTGTTTCACAGACCTGAGAATTTGTTAGATGCAACTAAATGGGTCCGGAAGAATATTAAACCAATTAATCAATCCAGATTTTTTAATGTCTTAAATAAAATGGTTAGTGATAAAGATTTGTATTTTTATTTTAGTTTTTAGAAAGGATTATTATGTCCGGCACAGATGATCAGTATTTTTGGCTTACTAAACAGCAACATAAACAAGTTATTAGATTATTAAATGTTGTGAAATTATTACGTATAAATAAAGTAGAAGAAGAACAAGAAGATTTATACCATACTCCATTTCATTATGATATTTTTGATAAATATAATTAATTAAGGATTTATTATGAAAACTAGAAAAGATATAACAGACAGTGAAGCTCTAACTTTACTACAAGAGTACTCAAAAGAGGCTAATATATTCAATGAAAGCCCTATTATTAATGTATGTAAAGATTTAATTACCATAACTGAACAGAATAAAGCTTTAATAGTAACTATTAATCGCATGGAAGAAGATGAGCGTAACGCCAGGGAAGCTAGGTTAAAAATGGAACTTGAGGCTGATTAGGGGTAAGATGAATAATTCTCAAATAAAAAGCTGTAGTGATCTGTTTCACTTTTTTATGTATGTATATTTAAAAAGGGGGTATCAGATGAAGAAACGGCTAATTAAATATAAAAATGGGTGGAAATTTAATTTAAAAAATTTTGATTATAATGAATTTAGCGCATTTTTATTGCTTGGTATGCTCGTTTTGGGGCTAGGGTTACCTACGATAATTATGTTAATTTTTTTAATAAAATCTTTATTTAAAGGAGGGTAAAATGGAAAATTATTTAAAAATAGCAATATGTGTATTTATGTTAACCATTTATTTTATTTTTGGGTGGTGGGTAGGCCGGGAACAAGGTCAATATCAGGGCTCATTGCAGGAGGTGAGGAAAGAGGTGTTAGAATTACAGAATAGAGTGTGGCCAGAACCATTACCGGATAGTGTGATTATGGATGCCTTACCTCAAAACTATATATTGGAGTAATGATGAGCATACAAAAAGAAATAATTAAAGAAATAAGACTTGATGAGCTTACTAAATTTGTTGATTGGTCAGATAAAAATGTTTATTCTGATGATCATGGGGATCGTTATTTATCAATAGTTGATATATGTGAATATATTAAACAAAGACAACAGGAGATTATGAATGAGTAAGGATATTAAATTTTTTAAAGTATGGGATATAGTGAGGCATAGATCTAGTGGTGAATATGCTGTTATTGAGCATGTTGATGAAATATGTACAGTGCATGAAAACCCATTTATTAGGTGTCCAGGTGACATTAGGTGTCCAGGTGACGGGCATAATTGTGTTATAGAACCAATACATAAATATAATATATCTACTGGATTTGGAAAAGGACTTGAAGAGGTTGATGGGAATTTATTAGAATTGGCACCAAATTAGGATGGCTGGGTTTCAATGCCTATGAATGGAGGATCACCACTTCATAGAGATATGAAAGAACCCGGATACACCCCTCAAGATGAGGATAATGAACGAGATTAAAGTAAAATATTTAGGGGGGTCAGCGGATGGGGAGTGTAAAGTATTCCCTGAAGCACTGGGTAAACATATGGCTAGTACTAAAAAAATATGGGTTCATCGGAAAAGTTTTATTGATGATAAAGATTATAGTTATTTATATGTAAAATACCTTAATCATCCTGATGGGTCTTATAGATTTATCTATAGGGAGAAATGATGAGATTTGATAATTTATTGGAATTTATAGAATTAGGCTTCTCAAGAGAAGAGCTTGACGTTATAATTGCAACTTATTTCTTTTCAACTATTCGTTTGGTTGCGTTTCATTTGGATATAGATGATGATAAAGTTTTAGAATATAATAATTCTATACGTTTAAAAAGTAAAAGTTCGACTCTATTTGAGTTTTATGGTAAATATATGAATGTTATTAGTCTTTTGGGTAAGAGAAATCCTAGATATAATAAATTTTTTAAGCAAATAAAGACTAGAAAAATTTGGATTAGGGGGTGATAATGGATGCAAAGGAATTTCATGCAGGATTTAAAGTTAGATTTCCTCAAAGTGTTTATGAGTTGGGTATAATGGTTCATGGGAACACTTTTTTTGTAGTTTTGGCGATGTTTAACTATCCGATTATAGGTATTGCTTGTGAGTATATAAGTCAGGAAGATAGTAAGAATGATAATGTTAATAATTAAAAAATTACCCCTATCCCTGGGAAAATATTTAAGTCGATTAAACGCAATTACGTTTAGTTTCAAAGAGACTTTTACCCAGAGATTGGGTAGTTTTCAGTCTTTATTTTTATGGGAAAGAGTTTAGAGTGTTTTTACAAAGATCACCTTTATTTTGGATTTCCAGGAAAGTCAGACTAACTGAATTGGGTTATTTTAGGGAATGTAAGTCTTTATTTTACAATGTTTTACAAGAAATTTCAAGGAAAAACGCCATTAAAGTGCCTAAACCTTACCTACCCCCACATATTCCATTTAAATTACAGTTTATCACGATAATTATTTATAATTATATATTATATTTTAATAATAGTATTTTATAAGTGTGGGGGTGGGTAAGGTTTAGGCGTTTTTCAGGCGTTTTGTTTTTTAGTTTAAGGTTTTTATGGCATATCAAAAATGGTTAATTTATCCTCCAGGGCAAAATCGTCCTTTAGGTTTACGATTTGATTTTGAATTACAATCCGGTCATTTAGGTGGTGTACAAATTGATTATGATAATATCAATTTCGTTATTACTGAATATTTAGGTATTAAACTTGGTCGAAAGAAGAGAATTTCAGGTAATAAAATTAGATTTAAAATAATGTTAAGTTCTCAAAAATTTAAAAATGCTTTAAAGAGATTAGATGAAGATGGGTATATTATTAATGATACTAAATCACTTGGGAGGGTTATGCGATGAAAAAAAAGAAAATTGAAGCTAATCCTTTTGGTGTAAATATTAATCATTTAAAGGAAGTAATTACCAATAAAAATTGTAAAATTCCAGGTTGGCACGAAGTTGATACAGAAGAACTAAATAAAATGGCTGATTCAATTAGTGATATTTTTAATAAAGAAAAGGAGAATATTGGTACTCATACTTGTAATGGTTCAATTTGGGGTGAATCTAATATAGAAGATTTAAATAAATGGGCTAAAAAAATGGGTGATCATGTTAATAAAATTTATGATTGGGCTGATCCATTAAAATACCATTCTGATATAAAACAAGAAGATATTGAAAAAAAATATTCTGATAATTCTATGGACATCCCATATAGTGAATTTATTTTTTCTAAAGAATATATTGTTAATGTTAAAAGTAGTTTTGCATTTAATAAAAAAGTAAGGGAAATAATTAATGAAGCTAAGCAAAAAGGTTTTAAATATTATGAAGTTTGGATGGATATGCTATTTGATGAAAGAAAAATGAGGTTTTATTATGAAAAACCTGCCCGAAAATATTTAATAAGTGGGACACTTAATAAATTATGATATTATCAAAAAATAATTTAAAATCAATTCTTATCACTGTGATTGATAAGTCTATAGCCATTTTAAATAATTTACATATTACTAAGGATGGATCTACTATAGTTTCAAATGGTAAAGTAACTTTAGCCGTTTCACCGGTGCCTGAGAAAATAAAAGAAAGTATTCCACTTAGAGAGAGAGGTGTGATAAGTAGTAAGGGGGTTACTATTAATGGGGAGACTATTAAAGAAGTGTTAAAGAATATCCCGAAGGATACTCTGTTTAAGGGATTATTGGAGTATGTTGAATTTGATAATGGTAAATTTTTTGTTAATGATGGGAAGCGTAAAAAAACGATTGAAAGTAAAGTTTATGATAGACAATTTATTAATTATCGTAAAATATTTAAAGATATTAATACAAATAATGGATTTAGGCTTGTAGTAAATAGGAAAAGATTGCATGAATTAATTAAAACAATGGATGATTTATGTGCGGATAATTCAAATGAGTCTCCTTTATATATTGAATTTACTAAAGATAATAATATGCTTTTAAGATCATTTAATTATAAGACTGGTCAAAATGTATTAGCTACTATGACTTCTTATAAGAATTTGGAAGGTGAATGGCCTGTATATAATAAATGGGAGAGTAAATTATTGGGTAAATTAAAAGAATATTTGAGGTTTAATAAATGAGGTTATTACCTTATTCAAGTGTAATTTTAGAGTGTTATGCATTTTGTATGAATTGTTCTTGGAGAACTTCAAGAAATAAAGATGCTCAAAAATTAGGTAAAGTACATGCTTTAGATAGTAAACATCAGGTTATTATTCAGATAGAAAAATTTTACCAATATGATGGCAGAAAATGAAATACATTTTATTACAAAAAATGAATAGAGATCAGTATGATAGGCTTAAATCTATGGGATGTACTAAGATAAAATTAAAGAATTATTCAATAGTTAATAAAATGTATAATGTTACCATAGATTGTGTTCATCCTGGAAAAATAACGAGTATTTGTATAAATCCTACATTTATAAATGAATTACATATTAGGCGTGAAAAATGAAAAAGTCAGATATTAAAAAAGAGGAAAATAAAAAATATTATAGCCCTAAATATCATCGAGAATATTATTTAAATAATCGTACAAAAATATTAATAGCACGTAAGAAAAGATGGGCGGCTATGACTGATAAACAAAAAAAAGAAAAGCTTAATAAAAATCAAGGGAATAATAATGGCTGATGATATCAAAAAAGATAATTAATTATGTTCAAAGATCTACCTAAAATAAATATTAATGATGATGATATTGCAAATATAATAAAAAGTAGTTTTCCAATTAATACAGTTCCTGTACAAGAATTAATACTTGCATTAGAGTTTATTGAATTAAAGTTAACAACAAGACAATATGAAACTATTTTATTATATGTTAGATATTCAACTAGAATGGAAATATCTGATTTCTTATGTTGTTCTATGACTGCGCTCAAATCAAGGGTAGGGGCTATTTTAAAGAAGACTAAATTTAAAACTATGACTGAATTAGTTGAGTATTATAATGAATTATTGAGGTTATTAATTTTAAGAGAGGATAATATATTTTTAAATAAAAAAGAAAAAATTGAAGGTACAAATTTAAGGCCTGGTATGCTAATAAATATAGGTCCTGATGTTACTTGATAAGTATAAATTTTTTGGGTATACTAATATAATGGATAAGAATCTAATTTTAATTTGGATTATATGGGGATTATTGACTATGTGTATAGGCGTGTTCTTATATGATTTATTTAAGGGGTTAATATTATGGGTACATTAAATATTGTTATGGACACACGAGCTACTAAACGTGGGCTTGATGATTTGGGGAAAGAACAGTATCCTTTTGCATTAGCTCAATCACTAACTCAGGCAGCTACGAGAGCACAGGGTAGAGTGAGAAGATTATCGGAGAGGAAATTTAATATTAAAAGTAAATTTACATTAAGAAATATTAGAATAGTACCTAGTAAAAAATCAGATGTTAAATTGGGTATAGCTGTTTCAATGGTATTTACTGATAAAAGAATTACTCATTACATGGCTGGACATGAAGTAGGAGAAATTAGAAGATCTCGGAAGAAAAAATTGATAGCTGTTCCAAGTAGGATTTTAAAAAAGAAAAATTTTAGGACAGTAAGTGGGAAAGTGAAGAAGAGGTTTTTACCTAAGGTATTATTAAAAGGTAAGAAGAATAAAACAGTTAATGCTAAAGCTAAGAGTGGAAATAGAAAAGCTTTTGTTATTGATGATAAGCAGAACGCTTTGATTGTACGACGTAAAACTAAGAAGACAGATTCTCCATTAGATTTATTGTATACATTGGTTCCTAAAACTAGAATTGATAAAAAATGGAGATTTGAGCAAAATGTGCAGGTAAGTGTTAAGTTAAATTTTAGAAGGGATTTTGATAAAAATATGAATAAGGCGATTAGAAATGCTAAATAATAATTTATTAAATAATTTCAAAGGAGTTAAAAAATGAATCATCAAGAACAATTTGATACCATTTGTATACATCTTGCAAAACAGGAAAAGCAAGCTATGGATAATCTAAATAATTGTGAATATCTTACAAAAAATGGTTTAAAATGTGCTATTGGATGTTTATTAACTGAAGATGAACTAAAAATTTGGACTACATCAAATACAAATAGTGTTGAAATGAATATAAAAAAATTTGGAAATCCTAAAAATTTTAAAAGTAAAGATGCAGATTTATTAATAGAAATGCAAACAGCACATGATTTTTCTACACAAATTGAAACTTTAATACATAAATTAATTAAAATAGCATATAATTTTAAATTAAATAATAAAAAAGTATATTTAATTAAAAAATGGAATTAAGGACAAGTGGTGGAATAGGATGGTATACACAAACTTCAATATAAGTAGTCTCATGAGTCAGGTTCTTGATTAATGCCCTACCTTCAGCAAAATATATTGAGGAATCAAGGTGCAGGTTCAAATCCTGCCTTGTCCTTTTTTAATATACAGAAATCTTATTATGGATAGAAATTCAAAAGAACATATTCAAAAAGAATTAATGTATTTAAATAAAATGAAGAAAGATTGTTTAAAATTTAAGGAAGATCCTAATGATTTTAATAATTCAAGAGATTTTGAAGATGTATTACTTTTAATTGATTTATGGATAATGGATTTGGAGGATTTATGACTGAAGAACAGATTAAAAAATCAAAGTTTAATATCGATAAATTATCCCATGAAAGGCTAGCCTGGTTATGGCGGTTCAATACTCGGGCTAATCATCCTTATTTTACTAATAAGGAATTGTTTAAATACCTTGAGAAAAAATTTAATGAATTTGGAGGGATGACTCCACAAATATCTAAAAAAATAGGATGGGGATGATTAATATCATGTATGCTTTAAATAAAATACGTTATATTGTCAACTTATATCAAGATAGAGTTAAAGGAAAAAATGGTCAATGGTGCTGGAATTGTATGATAGAGGATTTTGATAAAGATGGTCATCCTTTTAATATTCATGTTGGTCTTCAAAATGTAACTTTTAGGGGTGCTTATTGGTTTAATACTAATAAGGAAGCTTACCAGAATTGGAAGGAATTTTCAAAATTAAATGGTTGGCGGGAAAGTTTTTCGAGTGTTTTAATCAATAGGAAGAATATTAAAAATGGCATTAGTTAATAAAATAATAGGTTTAGATTTATTAAAACATAATCCTTGTGATAACTGTCACGAAATGAATGCTACCATTATTCTAAAATTTGATCAAGGTTGTCAAACTTGTAAAAATGAAATAAAACTTTGTGTAAGTTGTCAAGTAGACCTATATCAGAAACTTATAGGTACATGGGAAAAAGGGGTAACAAACTAATGGATATACGATCTTTTCAGAGTATATTAATGAATCACCCTATATGGGAATTTATGCCCAGTATTAGATTAGAATTATTTCCTTATAGTTTTATTATAATACTGGAAAAATATTATGATGAAGGGCTCCCTGTTTCGATAGTTATATCTTATTATGATCCATCATGGGAAACTCAATTCCTTAAATTTTTGGATGAATTAAATATTAACTTAAGAGTAGGGCAAACGGAAATAATAAAATGAATAATAATAATATTAGTTCAGGTGATAGAAATTTATTAATATTAGTTGCTAGGCTTTTAGAAATCCCTACACCTAATGGTAGACCCAATAAACGTAAATTGGATGTGTTTAATTTAAGGTATATTGAAACTACAATTCAAGGAAAAACTTGTGGATGTGCTATAGGTGAATCATATTATTTGTTCCCTAAATTTTTTGATACTTGTTTTGTTATTGAAAATGTTAAAAAATGTTTTGAAATAACTTTAGTAGAATTTAAAAAATTATTTATGAGTGCTGATGATGGGGGTATTCTTCTGTCATCTGCTAGTGCTGAAGATGTAGCTTATAATATTAGAGATTTTGTTAACAAAAGGAGAAAATAATGAAACCATTAGATTTTATTAAAACAAAAGCCGGGGATATTGGTATGATTACAGAAGTTAGTATTTGTGAGGGGGTGCAGACTGCCAGTATAGTATTTCTAAGAACATTTGAAAAAGAAAAAAACGCTTGGTGGGATCAGAATGAGTTTGAAATTATAGATAACCTTCCTGATTTATTATCTAGAGAACTAGCACATCCATCGGGTAGCGGCTCATTTCAACCATTTAGAGAGGAATAACTATGAAATACGGATTATTAGAAGATGGTCAAGAAATTAAAGAGGGTGATGAATATTATCATCCAAAACGATGTAAATGGATTAAATATTCTAAAGATATGTTCCAAGCTAAGCAACAACCTAAATGTCTACCAACTAGAAGGCTTATAGAAGTTAAAACAGATGATGAAAGTATTTCCTTCACTGAACGTCAAAGTATAATTAATGAATTATTTGAAATCGGTGAAAATATTAATGAAATTATGAATTTAATTAATAAACCTGATAATGAATTGAATTTTGTATATTTGTATTTAGCTAGGCCCCATTTAAAACAAGGACTTCTTTGCCTTCAACGTAGTTTACTAAAAAGGATTGAACATAATTAGATGGGAATTAATTAAATTACTTCAAGAGAAAGGGAATGATGATGATATTATTGAAATGGGCTATTTTTATGATGAGTATGAAATGACACGGGAGCCCATTACACAAGTAGTTTATGATGAAGGTTTAATTATCTTCGCTAGTGATGATTATGTACATTTATAATAATTAATTGAAAGGACAAACAAATGGAAATTCAACATTATTTCTATTATGCTACATGCGAACATAAAATTAATAATATACTTCATCTAAGTGGGCAAGTAAATTTTGAAAGAGGAAATTCACAAACAAAGGTAAATGATCTTAAAGATCATTTACTAAAGGAATTTAAAAAACTGATATCACGAAATGAATGGCACCTTATTAAAGGAAAAATAGGAATCATTAGTTTTAATAAGATTTAGAATAACTAAAAGGACAAACAAATGGAAAATTTAAAAGAAGGAAGCGTGGTTAGATTAAAATCTGGAGGACCGCTTCTAACTGTGTCTTATTCCTATGATAGTAAAATAAATAAAACATTTAAAGTTCAGGTAATTTATGCAGATAAACATCATATAGCCCATGAAACTCAGGTAAGTGTATTTGCTATTGAATTCATAAGATAATATGACATTAAAATGGATATACTAAAAACCCTTTTAGCTATGTATTACGTGTATTTGTTATTAACAGCTGGATGGATTTTATTGATAGATTTAATTTTTTAATAAAGAGAGGATAATATGGCTAAAAAATTACCTACTAAGATTGAACAATGTGACGAATGCCCTTATCATTATTATGTAGATAGTGGAATAGGGTATAAATGTAGACATACAGAAAGAGAACTTACTCATTTAATGAAACCATTACCTGAATGGTGTCCCTTGGAGGATGTATAATATGGCAAAGCACCCAAATCAGCCGATAGTAACTTTCGGTCCTGTAAAGATATTTAAAGCGAATAAGATAATAGATTTTTTATTCAAAGAAGGATTAATTGACATGAATAAAATAGCTATACTCGGTTTTCCGGATGAAGATCACATTCAATTAGCTCAATTACTTGGATATTCATTATCAGAATTTGCACATTTGAGTTATGTTAGTGATGAGGTCCGTAAAGAGATTACATTATTAGCAGATAAAATTAAACATTTGAATCCTGAAAATGTTATACATTCAGATGATGAAGTAGATAATAATATAAAATGTTTAAAAGCAGGAAATCTCGTAAGATTAAAATCAGGCGGTCCGCTTATGACTGTTGATGCTGATTATGATTCTAATGTTAATGTTGATGTTGATGATAATGATGAAATAAATGGATGGGAGATTAATGTTTTTTATACAGATAATCATGAGGTAATACACAAACTTAAAGTTGATATACGCTGCCTTACAATATCCGCATGAAATTATCATTAAAAGGTTATAATCATGATAGGGTCCGATTGGATTATATCCTTAAGCATAGGTTAGAGGAACATCATGTGATTGATTTAGAGGATATTCAGCTAGCTCCCAGAGATGTGCCTGATAAGCAAAGGGGTAAATCTAATGGATAATCTCTATATAGGAGTAGAACTTATATCCAATGTACCTGTTATAAATATACTTCAAAATGATTGTATTGAATATCATATGTATATAGGTGAATCTTTGATATACATTAACTGCTATATAGGTAATGTTCTTTTATATAATAAGGTGCATTATTTATAATCTATGAGCATAAAAGATAAAATAAAATTGAGCACTAAAGGTGGTATCAACATGCTACATTTATATATAAATCATAATAGTTGTATTGGTTATAGTATATTCATACATGCTTATTGTATATATGTTAGAGTTTATATATGTGATGTATGTATCAAAAAGAAATTTTATTATGTATAGTATAACATATGTATATGATAAATGTATTGATGTATGTATATACTTAGTATGTATGATGTATGTTATATATATAGAACAAGTTACATACATAATTATTTTGGGTCCTTCTGACACATATACAACCTCCAAGGGACACCATTCAGGTAATGGTTTCATTAAATGAGTAAGTTCTCTTTCTGTATGTCTACATTTATACCC